CCGCGCCGCGGGCGGTCTCGAACAGGAACTCCCCGGACAATGCCTCCCGGACGTAAAAAAGCCTCGCAAACGCGAGGCCTGACGTGGAGACATCGCAGCGATGGAGGATTAGTTTTCTTCGTAACCTTCGAGAGCATCCTGAATGGCATCGGCTAAGGAAGCGACTTCCTGAGCCACATTACGTAAATCCATCTGGCTACGAATACCGGAATTTGCGGTTGATGAAGAGACGGCGGCTTTTGAAATTTCTAATGCTGCCTGAACTGCGAGCAAACGTTTATGTTTCTCGATAGCCGCGTCGACACTATCACCATCAAATTGAAAGTATTTTTCTAACATAGCGGATCCTTTTCAGCCATTTCATTATCGGGGAGGATATTCTCGTCTAAGCGGAGGCAAATAAACAGCAAAAAAATATTAATTACAAAGAGTTAATATTTACCTGTTTAACAACGCCGTTCCGGGCGCAGGGTGTCACTGAGGACAACGCCGGAAGAGGTCTGCAGGATGGAAAGAGAAAAAACCGCGCGATTTTCTTTGCAGACATCGGGATACGTTTAAACATCGGGTCTTTTGCTGATGAACTGTTTGACGGTTTCGCGAGCGGCGCACGAGAAACAATCGCGGCATCGCACGATTGACCTTCACGGCGTCCACTCAACTTGATACTGTATGCAACCACAGTAAAAATATCGTCAACCATTAACGCAGAGGGATGAAATATGTTTGTGGAACTGATTTATGACAAGCGGAACTTTGAGGGACTGCCCGGTGCGAAAGAGACGATTGCAGCTGAATTATCGAAGCGAATTCACCGTATATTTCCCGATGCCGATGTGCGTGTAAAGCCGATGATGACCTTACCGGCAATTAACACCGATGCCAGCAAGCACGAAAAAGAACAAATCAGCCGTGCTGTGCAGGAGATGTTTGAGGAGGCTGATATGTGGATGGTAGAGGACTGATGGAGAGAGAAAGTGTCATTGTCTCTGGCGTGTGAAGCTATCCCCCTCCTGACAACATTTTACCGCCGCCGCCGACATTCAGCAGAGATTTTGGGGAAGGAAAAACTGATAAATAAAACCGGGCCGCAAGCCCGGTTCTGTTTCCGACACAAAGTTGCTCTACTCACTCAGCCCGCGGTTTTCCAGCATCGGCTCAATCTGTGGATCATGTCCGCGCCACTGGCGATAAAGTTCCGCTAAATCAGTACTATTGCCGCGAGATAAAATCGCTTCGCGGAAGCGTTGGCCGTTTTCGCGGGTCAGGCCGCCGTGCTCAACGAACCACTGGTAACCGTCGTCCGCTAGCATCTGGGTCCACAGGTAGGCGTAATAGCCCGCAGCATAGCCGCCGCCAAAAATATGTGAGAAGCATCCTTTTCAAAGGGTGCATTTACCAATAAAAATCATAAAGTTAACTTCCTTTTATCATGAAAATTCCGTTGATTTAAGCATAAATACAATCTCATACAATTCAGTCAGTTGCATATCGTTTTGGGGAAGACATTCTCTCAATAATACCTAATTATCACCTTTATCAGTTCATTTTTCATACTGATAGCTATCAAATAGTGTCCTGTAAGGATGAGGTAATGACTCTGTGCTTCTGACCTATAATTCTAAGTCTGGCATCTGACTGGAGGTAACCATGTGCGGACGCTTTGCTCAATCTCAAACCCGTGAAGAATACCTGGCTTATCTTGCGGAAAAGTCCGAGCGGAATATCGCCTATGACCCCGAACCGATCGGTCGCTACAACGTGGCCCCCGGTACCAAAGTTCTGTTGCTGAGCGAACGCAATGAAGAACTACACCTCGATCCGGTTCACTGGGGATACGCCCCCGGGTGGTGGGATAAACTTGCGCTCATCAATGCTCGCGTGGAAACAGCGGCAACCAGCCGGATGTTTAAGCCCCTCTGGCAGCATGGCCGGGCTATCTGTTTCGCTGATGGCTGGTTTGAATGGAAGCGTGAAGGTGACAAGAAACAGCCCTATTTCATTCATCGTGCTGATGGCTTGCCAATATTCATGGCAGCGATCGGCAGCGAGCCTTTTGAGCGCGGCGACAAAGTCGAAGGGTTTTTGATTGTGACCGCTGCGGCCGATCAGGGGTTGGTCGATATTCACGACCGCCGGCCACTGGTTCTGACGCCGGAAGCAGCACGCGAATGGATACGTCAGGATATAGGTGGGAAAGAAGCGGAAGGGATAGCAGCCGACGGAGCAGTGCCCGCCGACAAGTTTATCTGGCATGCAGTGACGCGTGCGGTTGGTAATGTAAGAAATCAGGGAGCAGAATTGATTGAGGACATCAAAAGCACGTACTAAGGTTAAGCTCGCCTTGTGCCAGATACGATGCCCCTGAAAGATACGAACGATAACATTATCATCGATCACCGTAGTGGACGTTATCATTGTCGCCACACCGAAAGGCAGCGGGTGGTACCAAGAAAGGCACGTCGCCAAATACCTCAATGGCGGCGCTCTCTCTTATGCATAGTGATTAGCGTTTACAGACTCTATGGGAAACATTGAAAATGGAATTCTGTCACACTGTATGCTATATATTCAATATGAGGTATTTGCGTTCCATTCTGTCTTGATTCAACGAGGTCATCATGTCTAAAATTATTGATGTCCCACCCGGAGGCTGGGTACAAGGTGAGTTTTATGTCGCCATTCCTGGAGCTAAATATAAAATTTCATGCCCAACTAATAGACACTGTAAAATAGGTGTAGGAGTGGTAACGCATGATACTTTAGTTGGATGGCAAGATAACTTCTCTGGTGAGAAAGAGATATTCGCACCACTCATTGGAGCCATTTATTTTCTTGTTGACGATGCACTTGGCGGGTGCTCTGTAACCATTGAATCCATCCCTCTTTTTTAAGACAGGGAAAATATAATGATCAGTAAAATCAAGATTATCATCGTCACTACGGTATTATTTTACTCAACCACTGCTCTACCATTTGATATTCAAGCAAGCCTTGGTTTGGAAACAAGTGTTGACGTTGGATTTACAGTTGGTTTAGATGATAGAACGAGACAGTTTCTCGAACAATACCCGCCAGAACTACGACAGCAAATCGAGGCGCTTTTGGTTACATCGCTTGGTCTAGTTGATAAAAGCGTCTATGGTTACATAGATAAAATAAATAATGTTATGGACGATAAAATCAGACAACTAAAATGTGTAAGACAAAGCGTAGTTGACGCACCTGCTGACTCAGTTAGCTCTTTCGTCGACATGCTAAAAAAAAGTAAAGACGGCCCATCCAGTAGGGTAAGGGAAATGTTAGAAACCCTATTTGACGATTTTTCCCCCACAACACCCGCCTATAGATATAATGACAGATATGCTGATTTAAGCACCAAAATTGGAGTAGCATTATGCAAGTATGACTCCTTTTCAAATGCTCAGGCCATTAATCTCACAGATATGCTTGTGCAAGTTACCAATGCTTATAGGCTATGGTTTAACATTTACAAGACATGTACGAACGCTGTAAATTGTCTTGATGAGCAAAACCGCTTATTAAATAGTGAAATAAAAAATGCAGATAAAAGGGATGTAGATAAAGCCGACGCAGTAAATGTCAGTAATGAAATTATAAAACTTTACCCAAAAATAAATACCAATACTTTTCTTGGTTTAAGAAAAACACACTTCATCCCTCGCGATTTTGAGCGCGAGATAGCGAAAGCGTACAATACAATAGAAGCAATTAAGCTAGCTGAAATTGCAAGGATAAGAAAGAATATCATTGCGTTAAACACTATCCAATTAAACTCCGTAGGATTGGTTACGACTACTAATGAATGGATATCTCTTAACCCAGCAATTTCTTCATTTAAGTTCCTACCTTTAAACATTACCATTAACGAACCCAATCCCGATTACAAATCCAAAGGGCAAATCTTTTTTTCAGATGTAAATACGAACATGACAAAATTGAAGAATGATTTAATCCAAACTGAAGCACCAACATCAGATGCGAAGGAGCTCAAGGAACAACTATCAAAAGCAATTGAAGAATACCAAGCAAAATTATCTGAAATGCAAAATCTGATTTCACAAGGTAAACAAGTACAAACGATTCCCATACAAATCATAATTCCGATTCCCATGCAGGGGATTAGTGGTTCTAGTAGTGGAGTCGTAACTTTACCTGGTGGCGTGCTTGTTCCTCCGACTGGTAAACCTTCGCCCATGGGAACCAATGCTAAACCTGGTTAAGTTATTGGCCTCCAATGGAACGGAAATGCATAAATTATATGGTCAAATACTACAAAGCGAGTAGTACCCGCTTATAATATCCTGCAATAGTAAGCATTATCCTTGAATGGATGACCGTTTAATACAGATCCCCAGCAATCTCGAGGAATCTAAATGCGCACCTCGCTCTACGCAGATTTCCACCTTTGAATGAACATTTTTTATGAGTAGTAAGACAAAGGTACTTACGGTTACCTAACTTGGAGTAAATCGCTGAATCTGGTCGTGTACCGGGGTGATAGCATTTCCCTTTTCATCTGCCATTGCTGTTGAATGCCCTGTCCTGCAAAATACAGAGTTCCCCTTCCATCTTTCGCATTGAGATGGTCGAGAACTTCCATCAGCTTCTCGCTATTCTGCCGCGGGGCGTTGTCGTCGAACAGGTTCAACTGTGCCACGCCCTGGCTGTAAAAGTCGCCGAGCATCACGCCTGCTTTTTGATACCGGTAGCCGTCTTTCCAGACAGCATCAAGACATCTGGTGGCGGCAGCTATAATGTCCCGGCTGTCCTGAGTTGGGGTCAACAGCTTTACCGATGCGCTGTTGCCGTAATACGGTTCGTTCAACGCAAACGGACTCGTTTTGACGAATGCGGAGATAAAGCGACAATACTGGTGCTCACCACGGAGTTTCTCTGCTACGCGCGAGGCATAGCTGCATATTGCCTGCCTCATCTCATGGTATTCTGTAATGCGGCCGCCGAATGAGCGGCTACAGACGATTTCCTGTTTTACCGGAGCAAACTCCTCCAGACCGAGACAGGGCTCCCCGCGCAGCTCTCGCACAGTTCGCTCCAGCACCACATTAAAATGCTTCCGGATAAAACGGATATCGGTGTCTGCCAGCTGCAATACGGTCTTGATACCCATGGTATCCAACTTTTTGCTGATACGGCGCCCGACGCCCCAGACCTCATCAACCGGCAGTGCAGCCATTAACTTACGCTGCTTCTCGATGTTGGAAAGGTCCACCACCCCGCCAGTCTGCCGCTGCCACTTCTTCGCCGCGTGATTTGCCAGCTTCGCTGGGGTTTAGTTTGAGCGATGCCGACGCCGACAGTGAGGTGCGTCCTGCGTAGCACCGTCTCGCGAATTTCTCTGCCAAAATCGGTAAGATCGCGACAGTTACGAACACCAGTAAGATCGCAAAATGCCTCATCAATACTGTAAATTTCGCAGCGTGGAGAGAGTTCCTCCAGCGTTGTCATCACCCGGTTCGACATATCCGCATAAAGTTCGTAGTTACTGCTGAAACAGATCACACCATGCCTGCGGAAAATGTCCTTCTGCTTAAAATATGGCTCCCCCATCTTCACGAACTGCTTTGCTTCAGCAGAACGCGCTATCACGCAGCCGTCGTTGTTCGACAGGACGACAACCGGCCGGCCCTTAAGGTCCGGACGAAATACAGTTTCGCAAGACGCATAGAATGAATTCACATCAACCAGAGCAAACATCACATCACCGGGCAGTCGTCAAAAACAGGTTTGCTGATGATGTGCGTAACCACGCCGATCAGCTCCACATCTGCAAGCGCATCCCCTTCAATTGACTCCCCATCTTCAGTGATTAGCGCACCGCCAAGGAAGCGGGCGAACTGCTGGCATCCGCAAAACGAAACGAGCAAAATCGCTGTAGCGATGGGTACTGATGAGCGCTCGACAACGGCAATTCCGCGCTGAGTATCGATAAATGTCGCGTGCTGACTTATACCAGTAGCTGCATAAATTGGTTCAGAATGGAGCATATTGACCCCCGATAAATACTGTTTATATACACAGTGGTTTTATCAATGCGCTCGGTCAATATTGATTACAGCTATCAATTTTCGCCGCTGCCGTAACATATTGATGTATTGAGTCAGGTAAGTCCTAAAGTGGTTTCTGCCTTGAACTGATTGATGGTTTTGCCAGCAGCGCGAGGATAATATTTCCTGACTATGGTCTGCCACCATAGTACTTGCTCACCTGTGAGCTCTTGCATACGGCTCATAGGTGAGCATCCTCGTATACGGTAAATGCATAAAAATGTTATACCAATAAAGATTTTACCTATTAATTACAGGAATCAAATACTGCATTTATTTATGATTCAGCCATGCTCGTAACAAAAAGATTGTAAATTTTACATTTTGCAATATTACATGCTATAGCTTATATACTGTACATTCATTCGGGTTTGAAGTTATGAGATTACCTCTTGTTTTAAATTCATTTTACAGAGTATTAGCCCAATATCTTCCAGAGGCAATAAAACCTTCCTTACGCGGATTTTACAATGAAATAAATAAATTAGTCACATACGGATTAAAGAAAAAAGATATATTTACCGCACTCGATTTTGAAATAAATTCCAATTGCAATCTGGAATGTAGTTATTGCCCGACATCATTCAGCAATGGCAGAGGCAAACACCTCATGTCGTTCGATACATTCAAAAATGCAATTGACAACCTCTCAAGTATAAAATACTCAGGAAGAATATCACCTCATTTTTTTGGAGAGCCACTCCTAGATGACCGACTTCCGGAACTTATGTCTTATGCCAGAAAAAAACTCCCTAATGCTGAAATAGTGATACACACAAATGGAATAAGGCTGAGTAGAGAAAAATACGATGCCTGTATGTCTGCAGGTGTGACCGGTTTTTTAGTAACCAAGCATACAAAGACAATGCCAAAGAATATCGTAGATATTATGCAAAGTAAGTACGCCACATATGGCACTATAAAAATAAGAACCATTGAAAGCCTGACACTTTTTAATAGGGGAGGCACTGTCAAACCTAAAAAGGAAAGAAAAATGAAGAAATGTTTTTATCTTTCAGATGAGATTTCTATAACTCATACTGGTAACGTTGTTTGCACAAATGATTTTTTGGAAACTCATATTTTTGGTAATGTTAACAAATCAGGTCTACTTGAAGTATGGAATGATGAAGATTTTAAACGTATAAGGAATGAAGTGAGAAAAGGTATTTTCACCCTGGATATGTGTAAAAAGTGCGTAGGAATAGAATAAAACCACTCGATGAGTGTTATGTAACGCTCTGATTGATCGTTATTAAGGTTCCATAATAACGATCATTCTTACTATTAGTAGCGAGACTCAATTCAATCTCTTGCTTACTTGCAAGATTAAAAACTGGGGAGTTAACTTACTGGGAGTTTATGATTGCTGCGCTGGATGTTGCCGCTCCATCTGACTGAATATTTGACGCAGAATTCCAGTCTTTGCCCATAAGAGCACTATCAGTTTCACTGGGTGAGGAACTAATTGCTTGATCCTGTGGAGCAAGTGTTGCTCCATCAATGGCTTCTTTCTCGCCCGCAACGTCTGGTACGGTACTTGTCCATTTCCCATTATTTGAGTAGGTATCCACCCCTCCAGCCTCATTTGGCATGCTGTCAGATGTTGTTCCATCGTCATTAATGCAGAACTGTCCGCCCAGGTAGTTAGGCTCACAATCAGCGGCGTAGGTGGTCGCTGTCAATGAGATAAGAATAAGCACGGATGACAGCAATTCTTTTGAATTCATATACATACCTGAAACATTAACAATTTTCGTATTCTAACTATATGATTTATTCGTACAAGTCGTGGTTAATATGTGTGTGTTTTTGTAATTCTGTTTTAATAGTAGATCACATCAATGTAACTGATTGATATTAAAAAAGTCCCCCGGAGGCACACCGGGGGAAAATTACTGAATGACATTATTGCTGTGTGTGTCTTTGCGCACAGCTCATGTTCTAAGAAAAATCCTATATGTGCGAGAGGTATTTATCTGGTCAGAGCAGATCGCAGCTAAATAGTAATCCCCCTCCGGGCAAAATATCCCTGCAGATACCCGGTGTACATCAACTGCATCTCTGCATCACTCAGCGCACGGTTATACAGCGCCGTCATGGCTAAGGCTTTGGTTCCTGAACCCTGCCCGCCAGCTGTTGTGTAACCTGAGCCGATTGCAAACGGATTCCCCAGCGTATCGGTTACCAGCGTCTCACCAGCCACCCCGACACCGGACGCGCTGGTATTCCCCGTCAGGTTATTGAGCTTCAGTGTCAGAATACCGTTGCTGTCTTTATACCAGCGACCCACAATGCAGGCCCATTTCCCTGCTGCCGGGGTTGTATCAGCTGTAAACCCGGCGATTGATAACTGTGCGTTACGGGTGTTTTTCGTTACGCCATCGCTGGCCAGTGCCTGGCAACTCAGTGTCAGCAGAGCACTCGGAGAGTTCAGCAGGCTGACACCCCGGTTTGCCGTGTTCAGATACCAGCCCAGAATGGTGTTGTTGTTAGTACCGGTGATCTGAAACAGTCGTGTTACCACGATGAATGTACCTTCAGTTGTGCAGGGCGACTGAGTTTTAACGTAAGCCGTTGCTGTATAGTCAGTGATATAATCGTTTTCGCTGGCGGGCGTTCCGACAACCGTAAACGCAGCCCCGTTAATAAGCTGATTCAGTCCGCTGGTTTTCCCGTCAAAATGCAGCGCAGTCAGTCCATTCATTACCGGAACCAGCTTCCCTAATGAGTTCGCAGGGTCGAATGTTGACGTCTTATCAATAATCGCTGTACCCATTTATTTTGCCTCTGTTGATAATACTGAATCGATACCGGCCCAGTTATAGAGCGGGTAATTAATGCCATTCAGCGCAGGGATATAATCCGGCGCTGATGTATTCGGGTTGGTATCCCATTTAAATATTGAGACCGATGGATCGCTGTCTGAAATATTATGGCGTCCGGTGTGACTGGACTGGTCAGCCAGGGTTAATCTGACGGCGCCTGTCAGGGGGCGTGAGCAGGTAATTTTTATTACCGTCGGTGCGACAATTTCGACGGTCAAATCTGCGCCCTTAAGTACCCCGGAGGCATCAGTGACTGTAAAACCTTTATCATCAAACATCACAGCCGATTGCTTTATGTATGCCTCCCTGAACTTCAAGGGAGGGACAGGAACATTAAAGCCAACAATCAACTCATTGTTACTGTGCCTGACAGAGTTAATCCTGAAAGTCGTGTGCTCATAGCCCTGCGTGACTTTATGAACAGCTTTTGCGATATTCGAATAGAACCAGCGGTATGAGTTCGCAAGCAGGTGATAACCACTCGACGGACAAGGCAACATGGCATACGGACCGACGAAATGCGCATTAGGATTATTATCGCAAAAATCCATTTGTGCCCGAGGGATAGCCTGGTTGTTCGTATCAACAACAAAATACCCACCCATCTGGCTAATAAAGAAATCAACATCTTTATTGTTCGGAAAAAACTCTTTTATTGTCCCATTAATCTGATTAAACAGATTTTGCAAAGCTGCATAATAAACATCATAGGCGCTGTTATTATTATTCTCGCCCTGAACATAAATGACTCCCGCAACACAGGCATCATAACCGGCTGCGGCCGCAGCATTGGCAAACCCACTCAGGGCGGTACGCAGGCGATTATAGCGCTCCGGGTCGGCGCCCTCACTTAACTGCTCAATCGACACTGCTGAAACCCCGGTTGCCGCCCCGGCAAACAGGTGCCCCGTGTCATTTTCCACCCCCATAGTTTCGTTGTGGAGCCATTTCAGCGTATTAATTAAACCGGATACAGGTGATTCAGTACCCGATTCAATCAATGGAAACAGTATCTCCCCTCCAGTCGGACTGAATGTGTACTCTGGAGATGTTGAACCGGTATTCTGTCCGCGAGGATTTGTTCCCAGCGTCAGGTTATCAAAATACTGCTGAATGCTCAGGCGACGCTCAGAATCAGAGCCTACAGAATAGCTCTGCCCATAGATGATATAGATATTCAGCTTTTTGCGTGGGCGCTGGTTATTAGACACACGGAAAGTGTTTGCGACCACTCCGGCAATTGCAGATAGTGCAGAGGCATGAGTTATCAGTGCTGACTGACTGTCCGAAGTCGTTTCTTTAGCAAGGTTCCGGCCTTTTTTATCGACTGCCATTCCAATATTGCCGTCGATATCAGACAGCACAAATGAAAACTCATCCGAATGAGTAATAGTATATTGCCGTTGAGAAAACCCTGTACCGGATAAAACTTCCCCGTCATACGCAGCAAATTTTATCGTACCGTCTTCATCAGTTAAAAAAATTCCATCAAGCGGCAGATCAGCAATAGCATGGTTTTTATACTCCACTACAGCCCGTCCGGTGGGACTGCGACGTACTACCCCGACAATATTTCCCTCCTTGTCAGCAACGGAATAATAGATATCATCGGTACCATCAAAAACGACCTGCCGGACAGTATCGTTAATGACTTCGATTTCGTTAGTAACCTGGTCGATGGCCTGCTGAGATGGCATCCGACGGCCAGTAGCCTGTAACGTTCCGGTCACGTTCATATACTCATCAGCCAACGCAGAGCCGTCCTGGCTGCGGACATAGGTTGTGCTGCCCTCCGGGATATTCTCGATATCAGCCTGCCCCGCCTCAAGCGTCATGTACTGCTTACTGAGTGGGATGATGTTTTGACGCACCTCATCATTTTTCGCCATCATCTCGCGCCAGGTATCGAGCGGCACCCCGCCGCGGTCGTTAACTGTTCCTGCCGGACCGTTAACCAGCTCGTCAGCGCGCTTAACGTTGTCCATGAATATTTCCGGCGTCGTCGTGCCCAGCGGTGGGTTAAGTTCGGCCATGTTTTTTGCTCCAAAAAAGGCACTTCGCTTAAACGAGGGTTTAAGCGAAAGAAAGTTAATTAGGGGAATTTGTGGTTTTAAGCGACGTTGCCGGGGTAGATAGCGTCGTCGTACTGATAGAAAATCTCGGAATACTGTCGGGCAGTGATCGAGCAGGTGCCATCAGATGGCGAACCAATTTCATCAAAAATTGCGTCGTAATAACTGCGCGTGGAGTTACAGAAAATCAGCCGCGGTGGTTCGATATAAGGATCTTCAAGGACGATATCGTCAAAGGACGCCTGCCACGGAACGGAGAGTTCATAATCCCCTACCCGCGTAACCACCAACAATCCGGAGGCCGAACCATCCTGATAACGCACGATCGCCCGTGGATTATCAAACGACCAGTCGAGCGGCTCCGTCACTGAAAACGTTGTCTGTCCGCCATCGGTAGACATATCGACGACAAGAGAGCTCACTGTTTTATTGCCAGGGATATCATCGGTCAGCAGTATGCGGTCGCCAAACTGATAGACGAGTGCATCCAGTTCCGTGCTGGTTGTGTGGCCAAGTCGCTGATGCAAATATTACATCAGACGCCGCATGCCGATTCGATATGCACGATTGGGGTCGAGAACGCCATCAAGCGTATATTTCTCCACCTTCCTCGGCGTAGGGTTGTCCGGTGTCCGGCATTGTACCGTTTCCTCCGCCCACGTCGTGCCGTTGATATACGTGACGTCCACTCCATCATAATCATCAGCCGACGGCGCAGAGAAAGTGGTTTGCAGCTCCTCTGTCATTTCATGAGGGCTGATAATGCCTGCCCAGTTTTTTACCCCTTCCCGGCCAACGGATGCCAGACCGTCGCTCAGCAGAAAATACGATTTCCCTGCATTGGTGATTTTCTGCAACATTTCAAGCGCCGAAATGCTGTCGCCGGTGGCGTAATCAAAATACTCGCTGCCTGGCGCCCAGTAGGTGGATTCCAGAACATCGATAGCCTCGGTATCCATTGCCAGCCCCAGCGAATCACCGACGTGGTACAACGCGCCGGAAATGCTGCGTGCAGCGCCAGTTTCATAAATACGCGTACCGACTACGCTGACGCGCCTGTCAGATTGCGCCGCCAGCACGCCGCCGGTTTCAACCGTGGCCGCCATCAGCGTTACACCAGCATAAGACGATGGTCGCGCCAGTAGCCGCCCCCGGAGTACATGCCAGAACATCGAATCCCTGGCGTTGTTCGAACCCTGCTCGTTCCGGCGACGGCAGCGAACCTCGACCAGCCCGGGCGAATCGAGATCAATTCGTTCAGTAAACCCCAGTCCGTTAACGTTCTGCAGGGCATAAACGCCCTGTTTACTCGCCCATCCAGTGCCGGAACCATATACGCGGTACTGTATTTCCCACTCGCAATGACGAATTCGTTTTTTGCCTTTGCTGTCGAAACCGCAGATACCCGACGGAAACGAAAAATTCACCTCGAATGCGTCCACCACCTCATTTTCTGGGCAAGCCAGGAATGGCCCCATCCAGGTGTTATTGTCATTAATGCCGGTAGCCGCATAGTCGATCATCGTGCGCGGCGAAAAGCCGGGCCAGTATGCATCAACGGCACCATCAATTATCCGCTGAACAGTTGCAGTTGTGCCGTCGGCTTCTGAAATACGGTACTCGTTAGCGCGATGGGCCAGGGAAAGCCGCTGTGTACCTTCAGGAATACCCGAGAAAGCCGCACCTGCAGCGCTTCCATATGCGAGGGTGACATTAGACGTAATCGCAGGGCTGCCCCCGCTTGATGCCGTGCCTGACGTAAAATCAGGGTTATCCCCGAAGACGGATACCGGAAGCGACGATGAGGTAATGGAGCCGCCACGCCACGGACTCGATATCTCCACAATGCGCACCACGCCGCCATCATCATGAGCAATGAGACCGGAACCAGTAATCCCTTCGTTAATCGCTGCCAGCATCCCGGACATAGTGCCGTAGTTCGCCACCAGCGAAACGGTATATGCAACCTCCTGCCACGTCAGTGTAAACGTCTGGCTTGTCACTGAGAAATCGTAGGTGGTCGGCGCCGCATTCCCGCGCAACACCGAAGCCGTTCCACCGACACCAGGAACGGCATCCTGTCCCGGCGTGAAGGTGGCTATGAACAGGTCATATTCTGATCCGTTGATTTCCAGCGTTACCGGCATTCCAGTAAATGGGTCGAGTTCTGATAGGGTATTGCTGGCCAGCACGCTAAACCCTGACGAAGTAGAAACAGCAAAGTTGGCTGGAGCCGTTATAGTCACCAGAGCACCTTCTACCCATGATTCTGGCAATGCATTCTCTTCATCGTCATTGTTGTCGTCATGAAGACCGGAAAACGTAACCGATGGCCCTGACACGGTCATGCTGTCAGCAGTGATATCTGTAGAGTCTGGAGATGTCTGTGCCATATCAAGGCCGCTGCCGCTTGAGGTACCGCCCACTTCCGTACTGTTGAACCAGTTTTCACTACGATGGTCACCCGACACATCTGCGCCAGGCGAGAAAACGTTATAGGAAAATTTGGTACCAAGCGAGGTTGCAGGGCTCGACCCAACGCGAATATCGCCGTTTGTAAAGGCGATATTACCCACCCCCAGGCAAACCAACATTTCAACGATCATGCGAGTCGGGTCATTTGGGTCAAACCGTGTAACCGGCTGCACCACGTAATCAGGGTAAATGCGATAGCGGCCAAACAGCTCACGGATCGCATCGCCAAGTTTTGCGGTATTTGCTTTTGCCGGGTTTAAATCGAGTCCAAGGCCATTTGTAGATGAATAACCGCCCCCTTTATCCATCGTGGACATCATGTAAATGGAATAGGCCGCTGAAGCAACCGCGACGGCTATCGCTGCCCAGGCGGCGATTTCAAGGCCAGTACCGTAGGGAACGGGAAACATTTTAATGTCGCTTTCTGGCTTTAACAGGCACAAGGGCCACTCATTTGGAGGGAGGGGCTTACCATTTAATTCAACGGCAATCGGATGTTTGGTTGACTCCGCGTAGTCCTTGACGTTTTTCAACATCCAGTCGTGCAAAGTCAGCGTACCGTGTTCGTGCCGTTCCAGCGGCTCACCCGGCAGCCGGGAGGGATATATTCGGATCGTCATCGCCAAAATTCCACTTTGATAAACCGACGTTTAAAGCGCCACACGGGCATAAACGACACGTTTGAACCGGGATTGCATTCAGCAACCTGCAACTGGTTATCCATCATCACCACAACGCCTACATGAGTCACGGTAGAGCCGGAATAACAAGCCACCCCGGCCCCCTCACAGGGCTCGCAGCGTTCGAGGCTCAGCATCAGTTTTCTTGCCTCGCGGTCGAGCCCCCCGCCGTCTTTTGTGACGCCGGCGAAGTCTGGCCATTCAGATAACCCGAGATCGCGCCGGATTTCATTCACGATGCCGAAACAGTCAAGTTCAGGGTAAGCGCGGCCCCCCTTCATCCAGGTGACTGAACGGTATTTATCAGGGTTGAACATGGAGGAACCTCAACTCATGTAGCGTAAACCGGGGAATTCATTCAGGGTGTACCGAAAACGGGGCCAGGCGGTATCAAGTACATTCATGTAACCGGCAGTGATTTGTGCTTGTAGTGCCGTCCAGGAGCCCGACTTGATCGCCAGGGTGTAAGGAACGGACGCCGGAGCGCTCAGGTCAGTTGAAATGTACTGGCGATAAGTCAGCGTTCCGGTATCGAGATTACCCAGAGCATTCCGAATAGCTGTGCTCACCTCGCCATCAATATTGCTGATAGCAAACTGCAAATCTTGAGTGCCGTCGCTATTTCTGGCAGGTAGCGCGATATCAATGCCCGCGGCGGAAAAGGTAAGCAAATCACCATTTTCGACCGTTACCGTTATATCCTCATAACCCTTGCAGAAATAATGCACCGTCGAACCGATATTGATTTGCAGCGTTTCAATGATGACTTCCGATCCGTTGCTGGCATAAAGCCGGTTAAGAATCGTCATGTTTCGGCCACTCATTATTGAGAGCGATATCGAGTAACGAACTCCCGACAATCCACTCTGGGTAATTACCCCACGGAGCAGGGATAAGCGGACGTTCCCATAGCTCCAGCGTCGCCGAATACCGCCAATAAATCGGGGCCACCAGCACCGGCCCCTGATAAATATCTGTGAAGCGGCATTTGTAAAACTTAATGCCTGCAGGCGTCTGCAGCTTCATCATGAACCATGCAACCCCGTCAGATAACGCATCCCGGAACCAGGACTCAAACGCCAGTCCTTGCGCATCGGTTTCCATAAACCAGGTGATGCTGGCCTGCGTCGGCGTGGACGTATAAGCTCGCCTTTGCCGCGCGCGGCCGGTGGTTAGCTGGGTTCGTTTTAACGGACTTACAAGCTGGAATCCGTATCCTTCCTGTAATGGCATAGGGAGGCTGTCATGTGGGTAGTAGATATCAGTCATGCAGTCTCCCGGTAAAGTATCTCGAATAAAATTTCACCATTAACCTCAGGAAGTTATTCATTTCAGAATAAAGCACGATGGAATCGAATAAAGCTCTGATTTTTTGGTTCAGAATAACGAAGATAAAAATCTTATTAAATCGACACAAACACACAAGGTGATATATTTATCAACTCATCTCAAGAGCTAAAAAAATCAAAAAAGCAGCATTGTCAATCCATTAATTTTATAGGCCTTAATGTGAGCTAACATTGTTTCGGCACAGGCCCATATCAAAATAAAAAAGGCGATGTGCCGGCAGGCAATATACGTCAATGTGACTGTTTATTTAAAAGCAACTCCTGAAGAAGAAGCACAATAGAAACAAAAATCAAAATCCCACAAAAAACAATTTTTGCAAAATCATAGTTAAACACGGTTGTAAGCGTATCATTATTATATAAATGATTATGCCTATAGGAATAAGTTGTGTAGATGTCATCGCATATTTCAAGAATTCCACCGACTATCAAAACAAGCCAAAGAAATGAAAGCTTCACTCGGACCTCCTTACGTTTACGTCTTCTATTGAAGATAAATCCGCCAATAAAAAGAGGAATCATAAAAGCTATGAAGTCTTTAAATGTAAATGTTAACAACGCTTCCATTAATAAGATCCTTGTGTTTTCTTGCACCTACTCAGATTGTTAGACTTACCTACCTAATCAAGTCTCAGCTAATGCAGTTTAGCTTACCTAGGACCGTGTCGTGTATAGTTTCCTTTTAGAGCGTTGCCAAAAGCCCCCTGTGGCATGGTAACCTCCTTTGTGAGTTCACCTTTTAACTGCCTGGAAAGCTGTCGATTGTTCTGATTGAGTGTAGCGCTCAACTGCTCCGGAGTAATACCCTGGAGATGAAACTCCTGATTAATCGGCGCGTGTACAGTTGTTTGCCTACGGTTATCGCTGTTAACGTTCTGAACACCAGTACCAAACCCTGTACGCCCCAGAGTTGCATCAAGCGGTTGGCCATTTCGAAGTGCCTCAAGCTGAGACACGCCGATCCGGTTCGTTGATGCCTGGTCGAAGACGTACTCTCCTTTGTGAACAATACCCGCTGGCTGATACTTACCACCGGGGCCTGTGTAACCGCCGGAGGCGAAGCCAACACCTGAAACAGCCTGGATATTTGAGACGATACTGGCAGTCTGCGCAGCGATTGAGGCCATAGCGATGATGTTGGCCGGATAAGGCGCGCTAACTGCACCGCTTGCTATAGCCTGCTGGATTTTCACCATTGAGTCCGCGATAGCGAATGCCTTGCTCGCAGCAAAAGCAACCTTGTAGATTGCCGATTGCTCACCAAACCCCGTTCGCATGATGTCGGCGGTACTGTCAAACAAGGACTGCGTGGCCGCAGATATGATGGTGTTTTTCTGAGCCTCGATGACCTGATTTGCATCTGCTGCACGCTGACGAATAGAGGTCATTCTGGCCTCACCCTCGGCAGTTATTTCACCGGCCTTCGCATAAGCTTCCTCCTGAGCTGCCAGCCAGCGCTGGAGCTCTTGCTGCGCCTGGTCATATTCGTTGATTTGCCCCTGCATCCCCTCAAAAGTTCCAGAGAGTCGCCCTCCTGTGGGTGTCAGGTTTCCTACAACATTACGAACCGTCGAGGGCAGTTGCATATCGGTGTTTTGATAAATATCTGCCCGCGTTTTTTCATATTCACGGGGTTTCAGTTGCCCGGTTGCTTTGGCCTTCTCCAGCAGTTCAAGGCGGGTTTTAAGCAGATCGTTGGTCCGCTCATCCTTCGTCTTTACCTGTTCCTGCATCTTCCGATAATCGTCCAGGGTTTTTACGGAATTTTGCAGTGCCTCCTGCTGCTTATACGCCTGGAGGATTTCATCTGAACGGGAAAGGATCGACTTCTGGTCAGCGGTGAGCTGCGTTTTAGATTTGAGGTCAGCAATCTGTTGCTCGAACTTGATTCGCGCCTGTGTCGCGCTGTTAAGCTTGTCACTGGCATCCAGCTGGGACTGCATGGCAGCAGTCTGCTGGTTTATCTGATCAAGCAGTCGGGTTGCTGCGTCCTCGGTATAGGCTTTTTCTTTGTGCGTCTTTGGCTGCCCAGCTTTTTTAGCCTGCTCAAGTTCCTTTTCTCTTACAGCAATTAGCGCATTGGCCTGATCGATTGCTTCTTTATTTCCTGAGAAAGCTATTTTTCTGGACTGTGTTCTTGCCTCCTTTAACCGAGCTTCTGCACCGGCAACCCTGTCTGCCGCCAAATACTCCTTATTAATCCAGTCAACAGAATTTTTTACCGCCTTATTACCTTCAATGGTAAGTGTGTTCATCGTGGTTTGCAGATCTAATGCCTGACCGATAAACCGCATCGCAGGGTCAATTGCACCACCAAGTGCTACGTTTTGCCTACCCTTATCCGCAGCGGTGTAATAATTTTTTACCTCAATTGCTGCAGCTGTCCACGAATCACCTATTTTCAGGATCTCCCGTCGATGCTGATCAATCTCAGCATTCAAGGCGGTGAAATTAGCAGAATCCTTGTATTGGGCTACCTTTGTCCTTGCCTCGTCATAACTAAAACCAACGTCGATAAGCTTATTTATTGCTTCGCTCGCACCGTCATTAGTCGTTATAAACATACTACCGACTTCATCGATCGTCTGACCCGTCTTATCAGATATAGCAACCATATTGAGCGCAAGCCGCTCAGCAGCATCTCCGTTAGCACCAAGGGACGTTGTGGCTATTTTTGTCGCAGCATCAATTTCCTGGCGGTTCTGATAGACAGCATAAGTTAGCAACCCAACTGAAGCAGCTGCCACGCTATATGGATTAACCAGCCCCATGACATATGTGCCAACGCCCTTGATCGCTGGTCCAATGCCGCCAAACATATCTTTGAGCTGACCGCCCTGCTGCATGAGAACCATAAACGGTGACTGCCCGGTAGAAAGACCGACAACAATATCGGTCATCTGAGCAGGGATCATGCGCATAGCGTTGGCAGTCTGAGCTGCAGATTGGCTTGTTTTACCCAATTGCGCCTGGGTTTTCTCCAGAGCATCGCGGGATTCTGCAAGTTTACTGTTGAGGCGATCGTAAGCCAGGGGCGAAAGCATCCCGGATGTTTTAGCTGTATCCAGCTGGCGCTGCTGCTCGTTAAGGCGACGGAATGCTTCACCTACGGGATCTATTTGGGCCTCAAGACGACGCAGTGCATTTACCTGTTCATCATGTGCTTTTACAGCCTCGCGCTCGGCTTGGGCTTCGCCGGTGACTTCCCGACGAGTCTCCTGAAGTTTTTTGCTGTAGGCATCATATTGGGAAGTATTAATTGCCCCCGATTTAAAGGCGGTATTGAGTTCACTTTGCTGGTGTTCGAGATTGCGAAGCGCAGCTGCCAGAGGGTCAATTTTATCGAGCATTCTCTGGAATGCATCAGCCTGCGCCTCCTGCTGCACAGCAGCCAGTTTGCTGGTCTTTTCTGCTTCTCGTTGAGCTTGTGCAACACCGCTTAACTCATCGGTCGTATCATTCAGCATTTTGGAGAGAGTGCGAAACTCTTCCTCGTCAATTAGCCCCTTATCGAAGTATTTTTTCAGCTCACTATAGCGGCGGCCAACGGTATCAATTGCAGCACCAACCGGATCAATGGCTGCTCGCAATTTATTGAGAGCATCTTTTTCATCGTCAGTCGCTTTTGTCACTTTGAATATGCTGGCTACAGCCTTATCACCAGACTGAGTCATCTTATCAAGCGCAACAGTAAGGCTGTCAGCCTGCTTCTCTGCCCCGGAGCTATCAAGAACGATCGCAAGGCGGGATGTTTGTTCAGTCATTTACCTTTCTCCGGGCATTAAAAAACCCAGGCTAAGCTGGGTTTTCTAGATAAAGATATTTGAATTGACTGCTTGGAAGTGTCGATTAACCTGCTAGTAACAATTCATTTTTTAGGTGGGATTTTGCTCAGTGCCGGGTCGTAGGAAAACGTGAAATTAATTCCATCCTTTTTGTTTCCAAATAGGAAAATAGAACCCATTTTCATCCCCTCACTCTTGAGCCAGGCCGCGCCACCATTTTTAAACTTAACATCACTACCGATTTTTTTATTAATATCAGAAACCAGTGAATTTATTTTTTTAACATCATAAGGGTAATCAAAGCTGATAAATGTTATTAGGTTTTCATAGACGCATATTTTTGCATCAACAGACCACCCCTTCAACACCTCTAGATTTTCGCGGTAGCAAGATAGCCCACGATCATTGGTTTCAAGTGACTTCCCTTCCAAGTTTATCTTTTCTTTGAGGTTGAGCCCCCACAATTGAGATACATAAGGTTTGCCTGACTCATTGGATTCATACTTTGTAGGTTCAAGTTCAAACTTAAATTGCTGATTACCTTCCTGGTAAACAGGTACCTCAATAAATGCTGATTTAGAGATACGCAGCGACTCAGCAAACAGTGATGAGTCAACTACTAATAGAGTGTTGTCGGAGTTTTTAGTTTTGATGACAGCAAACTCCTGAATAGAGCCATCATCAAATTTCGCACTAATTTCACACTCTTTCCTATCACTGCAAATAAACTGACCTTTATCAAGCGACAAGCCTGCTGCTGAAACCGTTTTATCATCATTACTTACCAACAAAATTCTTAATTTAGCCCCACCGTTATATGGGAAGGAGAATTCTTTAAAGTTCGTTGACTCAGTAACTGCAATATGCGTCGATGTACCTCTCATTTCATCCTTTGAGTCTTGGTAGACCCATGGCGATGCTGCTGCAAAAAAAGAGGCAAAGAAAAAACCAAGCGCAAAAAATTTCACATCCCTATCCCCATCATTAACATTTGCACACAGGTTAGCACAGGAATAGATGTAGACAATGATATGACTACTTCACTTTTGCCTGTCTTTTCTGCTCTTCTGCCCACTCAGTCCTCCAGGCATCATCAAGAGCCAATATCGCTGCGTCAAACTCAATGCGGTCGATCAGAATGGTGCGCGATGCCAGGTAAAGCTCGATATCATTCAGGGATAGAGGGAGCGGCACTCCGGCCATGCCGGCATACTTCCTGCCGCGCGATATCATGGCGTAAGTGTTGAGGATCTCCCCAGTGACTGCATCGATTTCAGGCTCTGGAATGGGCGGGAGATTTAGTTTCTCCCTGCGCCACTTTGCTTTCTCACCCTGCTCTCCCCCGAACTCCTTAAGCCACTTCTGCGCCTCTAAGGCTTTTTTACGGTTTCCTGAGTCTGCTGCTCTTTACCCTGAGCAATGGCCGCCGCCTCAGCCAGAATAAGCCAGTACAGAGAGGGGTTTTGCTTCAGTAACACAACACCACGCTCCGGTGTATACGCTACCGCCGTCTCCGTGCCATCCACCAGCTCCCCCACACCTTCCCAGTCTTTCAGAAGAAAGCGCGCACAATTGTCGATGAGAAGATCATCAACCGAGTCAATCTCGCCCACACAGGCGAGATCGAAAGCATCCGTACCGACCTGGTAGCTCGCGTCCATTTTGTCGATATGGCGCCGCACCAGCGCATTGCGTGAGCGGTATTGTGGATTCTCGCTACTGGCCACCAGCAGACGGAGTTTAAATAGCGCCTCGTCTTCCGGCATGAATTTCTTTTTACTGCCTGCCGGCTTTTTGTAAGGGAAAAACCAGCGTTCTCCGTTCAAATCAATTTGAGAAGAAATAATCAGCATAAAGACTCCCAAAAAAGCCCGAACCGCGATGCTCAGCGGAACGGGTCAGGTAAATTAAGGCGCGGTGACGATGATTTCAGACGTTGCCGTAAAGGTGCGGGCCTTACCGGTGATGGTTGCAGTACCGGCTGCGTTACGCGTGACCTTCGCTGTTTTCTGCCCGGTAGAAACCACGCTGGCGATAGTCGGATCCGATGACGTCCACTGGACGGCATCAGTTGAATCAATTGGCGTAAGCGTGGCGGTTAACGTCACAGTAGATCCCACTGCTCCAGTTGAAGTGGCTGGCGCAACACTGATTGCCGTCGCCGGCACTTTGGGAACGCGGGTGATAGTTGGCGGAGTATTGGCCGCGGTGATATCCAGCTGAACCTGAACAATGTCAGTGCTCCCCGCATCCGGCCAGTCGCCGGAGATCTGCACTTCCGGGAAATCGAAGGTATAGGCGCCTTCAGCATTCTCCAGCGTGAAGCTAAACGGCACCGTTTCGCCGGTGAACGTTTTTTTGTAAACCTCCCAGGCAGCCTTTGACCATGACAGCGTGATTTGACCTGACGGGGTAAAGGTTGTCGGAATGTTTGCGCCAGCGAATGCCGAACCGGTACCGATGCAGCGCTGAGTCTGCATATTGTTGTTGAACTGGATGTTGAAGGTGTCGACGCAGAAACCTGTCCCGCCATCAACACCATTCAGCCGGATGTTCGTGACCTCTTTGAAGGAGTAACGCAGCGCGCCCGCTAAATCCACCGGCGCGGTGAAATAGCTGGTATCGTCCCCTTTCGTCTCCCAGTCCAGGCCTGTAAACGTAACGGTTGCGGTGATATCCCCATCGCCTGGAATTTCCATCTGGAAGGTGCCAACCTGACAACCGCGGGCAATCTGGGCGATTCCCACATCACTGGCAAAGGTCGCCACGGAGAACGTAATGCGACCGTTACCCATCGTCAGCACGTTATTTACCCATTCGGCACCGAAACAGCTGGCAAGAAAATCGTCATGCTGATTCCAGCGAAACCGCGTGCCGACATCGCCGCCGACATCCACTGTGCCGCGTGAAACCCCCTGAGCCATGCGGTCACCAGCGATTTCGTCATTGTCGTTGGTGTTCTGCGTTGGTTTCAGTCCAAATGAAGAACGGCGCAGCAGGTTCCACGCCCCTGCTGTTGGCGTGATTCCTGGCGTTGTCTCGCGAATAAACGCGGCTACTACTTTTGCACCTGAGCTCACAGGAGCCTCCTGTTTTTTGTGCGCTACAGAGCGCGATAAGGAATTTGAAGATTGAGCTGTAACCAGCCATCGGTCTCACCAGCCGGCACAGCAGAAACAGCGAAATAACTCAGCTTTCCATCGTCCCTGAACTCGAATAGCTCCGTTAGCTGATCGGCCGTTCGGGAGATAAGCAACGTCCCGGAGCCGACCGGAACAAAAAGCTGAATGATGAGCAAGCCCGTCCTGTGGACGACCGGCCCATCCCCGATCTCGGTTGCGCCAGCCTGTCCTACAATGTTGGTGAGGCGGGCCCAGATATCGCGGTTGCTGGGGTCAAATACCGGACCATTGGGATAATCCACTGCATCAGAGGCAATAGCGGTCTGTGCCGCCACTCGGGAAATGACAGCGTTTCTGATTTCTGTAAGGGTCATTTGTAGGCCTGAATCACACCATTAAACGAGACGGCATAGACGCCTGTTGGCGCCTGCGTTGAGTGACCATTCTCCAGAGGCACGGAGTAAGGCAGGTTCGACTGGATGTAAATCACCGAGTAGGCTGGCGCCTGGTCAATGATATTTTTGCCATTAAGAAACGTCATTGTCCCGCGCGGATCCGGTTCGGTCGGGACGGAATGATTAGGTTCGCCGATGCTGACAAAATGCGATGCCCTGAACGTACCCGCGCGATACTCAGCCGGACGTTTGATATCCATACTGTCGTTAACGCGGACTTTCTTCCTGAGCCTTCCGGTTTTGGTCAGGTTAGCAGGATCGGCATAAAGGGATTCGTTCCACTCACCTACCGCTTTGTTGTACTGAACTGCAGTGGCGTTGATGGCCCACAGCTCAGGGTTTCCTACCGGCGAACGTTGAACGATTTCATTCAGCAGTTGAATGGCGATTGTCCGCTGGCGTAGTTTGACATCTTCGGCCACCAGCCCGGCGAATGCCGCCGGGTCAATGTTCCAGCCCTTAGCCATATCACACCCTCCGCAGTTGAATGGAGTACGCAGCGCCAGCAGAGTCGGCAGAAGCGGTGATTACCTCGTAGCGCTGAAGCTCACCCGTAATCGGATCCGGTGCAGTGATGATATGCCCGACGGCCGGCTTATCAGTCACCTCGTTAACCAGGGCGGTTAGCTTCACATCACCATGCAGAATGTTAACGCCATCGATACGGCGCAGTTTATAACGCGCCAGCACTCCACGCCCCGAGTAAGTCACCTGCGTTTCAGTGCCGGTTTCCGTCACCGGGTCCCAGGCACCTCGAACGGTGTATGACCCAGTGAAATCCTTAACGGCATCCTGCAGGTCTGTATCGAAGGCTGCGGCGACATCGGTCTGCAACTCGTCACGAATGCCCATATCACCCCCTCACCAGCCGCACCTGTGACTGACTAACGCCATAGGGCTTAAGCATGGCTAGCGCCAGCTGCAGGTCCGAATCAAGTAATGCCGAACTGTTGGTACCGAGTTCTGCGAAGGTCTTTGAAACAGAAACGTCGTCAGCGTCAACCGCCTTACTCAGCAATACCCCCGAATCAGTTTTCTGCTGATACAGCCCGCCATTTGCCGCCGCCAGCGCCGCATAGGCGCCAGCTTGTTTCACATCGTCAGGAATGATGATTTCGTGAGTTGCCTTATTGCACGGCAGTTTCAGGTTAAGTCCATTCATCCAGGTATTGGCCATCAGCACAGATTTGGCTTTTTTGCTTTCATCTGTCCAGGTGGCACCGAGAATCGAATTGACGTCTTCAACGGTGATGAAAGTGATCATGCATCACTCCATTTCTTTCCAGCCGTGCGCCTTCCAGTTCTCCACTTCATCAGGGTGAACGTTGGCGGTATTGGGCGCACCCGGGAATGCCGGGAAATCGGTAACCATCGCCACCAGCTGCGATGTGGTCGATACGGGTTCGTTGTTATCCGCCTGCGTAGACGCAGTTTGCTCAGCAGCTCGTTGGGCGCGCTGCTCTTTTGTTAATCCGGCCATTAGCCCTCCACTAAAAAAAGGGGCCGAAGCCCCTGTTTATCAGCCCAGCAACAACGCTGAGTGCGCCGACTTAACTGCCGCTACGCCCCAGGACAAACCGACTTCGTAACGCACCTGGCGATACTGGCGGTACAGTGCTACCTGGTAAGTGATGCCAGATACGGGGTCAGTAACGTTCATCACATCATCCGCAGTATCGCCGCCCTGCGGCATTGCCGGGGTTCGGGATGCAAGCAGGAATGCATTGCGATCAAAAGCCATGTTTGCGGTGTAGGCGCCACCAGCGGTAATAGCGGTGTTGTCGGCCAGTGCCTGACGTAAGCCAGGAGCAGCCAGGGTGATTGCTGTGGCCGTCGCAGCAGCAACAAGGTATTTATTGCTGTCCCCGTCAAACGTCACGATGTCACCTGCTGCAAAAGCACCTGTGCCGGTATCAATCGCAATCAGAATATCGCCTTCAGCTTTTGCTCCATTTACCAGGTATCCGGCAGCCGGAGATGCAGCGCGTTTCTTGACATGCGCGGATTCGTGGATATTGAAACCTTCCAGTCGCCCCACGATACCTTCGCGCAGAAGCGCATCAGTACCGGATTCGTTTACTTTGAACAGAACAGACTGTTTACCGCGGAGGTTAGCGATAGCCGAAGAACCGAGAACCATCTGCAGATCAGTTGTCGGCGAACCGTTGTCAGAGAGAACCTGGCGCGCATTTGCCGCATCGGACAAATCACCTGCAATACCGAAAGGAGCGGTGCCGGCCGTACCAACAGCACGAGAGGATGCGAAATACAGAGCCGCGAGATCTGCATCCATCTCGTTAGCCAGCGCGCGAAAAGCCTGCTTAAACTGATCAGCAAGGATGGTGTTGTATGTCCCTGCGGGCCCCAGCGCCAGTTGTTCCTCACCGTTCCATTTGACCGGGGCCATTTTGGATTTGGTGATTTTGACATCAACGGTGCCGATCGTCTGGTCGCCGTCATTTGGCGCAGTAGCCCCCGGGGTAATATCAACAGTGGTTGCCGGTGGCGCAACCGGCGCAGTAACAGTCTGGTCCTTCGCCGCCGCATCAGCTTTCGCATTACGCGATACAGCCGGGATAAAACCGACCTGTTCGCGAGATACGGTATCCAGAGCCGTGAAGATAGTCGGGATCAACCCGGTTAGCGTATTAGCCATGTGTATGGATTCCTTGGAGATTAAAATATAGGGTTGGTTGAGCTATCCAGCTCCGGCACCAGCTGCCATCCGGCGGCTGGCAAAGAATTAATCGACGATGGTGATACCGTCTTTGAGGGTCGATTGCTGATCTGTCGGGCTCAGACTGGTGAACGCATCGCGTTTCATCGTTTTCTGTCCGAGTGAATGCTGAGACTGGCGAGAGCCGCCTCCCTGATTGCCGCTGGCCTTCAGAATGTGATCTTTCTGCGGGTACTGCTCCACCAGGAATTCCAACGCCTCATCAAAGGCCGCCAGTTCGCCCGGCTTAGAGCGGGAATAAATTTTGTTTCCGGAGCCGTCGTAGGCAACGACTTTGCCATCCTCAACTTTGAAGGACTGACCAAAGCGGGCCTGAAGCATATCGGAAGGGATCGCCACTTTATCGGCGATAAATTTCGAGCCTGAGAACCGGCCGCCAATCATTTCCTGATACAGCTGGCCTTCAAGTGTTGTCGCACGCTGAGTAGCTTCATCAAGCTGCGCCTGGAATGATTTGGTGATATCCGCTTTCACCTGGTCAACAGCACCCGCGTCGATCAGTTTTTTCTGGTCGATTTTGGTCATCATGTCCAGCGCTTCGAGCGCCTTCGTCGGGTCACCGATTTTGGCAAATTTAGCCAGGCTGGCTTCAGCAGCTTCTTTAGCTTCACGATGAGATTTTGCCTCGCCATTCAGTGCGGAAATTTTTCCCACCGCCTGGACGGCATCAAAACCGACCTCCTGGCCGTCGTCGTGGACGTAGACGGGCAGACCGTTCGCGTCAATTTCTGCATACTGTTTGCCGTTTACTTCTGCTGTCTTCAGTTTCATGTTGATACCTTTTCTGGGTCATCCGACCGTTGCACCGCTCACCATCCGGATTACGGCAATAAAAAAGGCCGCCCGAAGGCAGCCTGATTGAGGATTTATAGAAAATTAAAGCCTGGCGTTGCTGAATGCCTGCGCGTCACGGTTGCGTAGCTGGTCCAGCGTCAGCCATTCTCCCCTGTCGTTATAGAATTCATCAGGAGACATGCCGCCATCACGAATCAACCTGGCGCGCGTCACGCCGACAATCTGGGACTGCCGCGTGAATGACTGCCGCGAGAACCAACCCTGATAATCGGTATCCGCAGGCACCTGTCCATCCATGCTGGCGCGGGAACTATCCGATATTTGCCCCACAGCAATACCGAGCTCATCCGACGACTTAAGGATGTAGGTTTCGGTGCTGCGGCAGCAAAAGTGAATTTTCCCCGGGCCCTGAAGGTAGGGGATTTTGTGGCCGATGGGTTTACCATCCAGGGTGTATTTGAGGCGGTCACGAATTCGGCACTCTTTTGATGTCCGGCTATCCAAAGTTGACAGCCACTGCTTGCCCTTCAGGATGTCATCGTTCGCTGTCGCAAAACTCTGACGCGCAGTTGCCGCCAGATGCCCTACTGCTGTTTTAGTAATGCTGGCAGCGTTTGACCGACTCATTTGCAGCGCGCCGTCCTGATAGCCCCGGTTAGCGTGGCCGCGTACTTTACGCGCAATCTGTTCCGTTGTATCACCCAGCAGAAACCCCTGCCTCACAGTATTGGTGATGCGCGCCATGCGGTCGGCTTCAAGGCTGCTGGCCCACTCACTCAGTAACCGCCCCTGAAAAGGTCGGGCCATTGCCGCGGCATAAACGGCGTCCGGGGAAATGCCCACAAGCGGATGAAGCGCCAGCACATCATCGGGGATAGCAAACTGGAAGAGACTTAACTGAAATCCTGCCTCATGCTGCGCCAGCTCTTGCAGCTCGCCGGAGAGGCTTTCGCTCATCGACTGAACCACATCACGATTTAGCGCCCTGACGCTGACCAGCAAAGATTCCAGCCGCGACACGGTGAAGCTTTCCGCATCGAGGGCATCCATCGCTACCAGCAGCCTGGCCGTCAGCTCCGCATCGCTGTCATTCAGGATTTTTATCATCCGGTTCGCAACGCCAGTGCTGTACTGACTCACCCAAATCGCGTGAGCCAGGCTTTCGTCACTGAGTTTTTCATTCGCCGATGCCATCTCAACCACCTGGATTATTCAGGCCGCCGGCCAGCGTCACTTGCTGGTTCCTCAGCTCGTCGATCACCTCTTCCGGTTTCGCGTCCGGGTCGATGAATTTCAGTGCCTGAAGCACGCGAACCGCATCAATCTGGCGTATATCTCCACCCTGCCGAAGTGACTGAACCGCCGTCGCGGCCGCTGAGTCGAATGTCTGTGCCGAAACATCCAGCTCGGTGCGCACATCGACATTACCGCCCTCTTTTTCACCCAGCCATTCCGCCATGATCTGCAGGATGTTATCGAGTGCGTCTTCCAGTGAGCTTGCCATCGTATAAAGAGGCGAATTCTCCTGCATGTGCTCTTCATGCGTCTGGTCATCAGATTTGGTTGAAGTGTTTTCGGCGCGCAGCAACTTTGCCCCAGCCTGGCGCATTTAGTTTTCCAGGTCTTCCAGTGAGATTTTCCCGGAGTTGATGGCCGCGCCGGTATGCTCGACATACTCCAGGCCCTGCCGCTGGCGGTCTTCGAAACGAGTCGCAGTAGAAGAGCCGATCGTTAACGTTTCATTATCGGCCAGACCGTAAGCCACCAGCAGCGGCACACGCGCAACATGCAGGATGTTGTCTTGCTCGCTCTGGCTCTGCCAGTGCTTGATGTTCAGCAATGCCAGGTTCAGCAACGGCGGAGATCCGCGCATAAATCCTGTTCGCTTCGTGTAGAGCGTCACCAGGGGAATATCATCACGGCTTGTTTCCCACTCCTCGTGAAGTTGCCACTGACTTTCGCCGTTATCACCCTTGTTACGACGATAAATTTCGACTTTGCGGGGCATGATATGGCGAATTTGCTCTACCTTTGTCTGCCCGTAATCAGCGCCATCGACAACGATCACCTCTTTAATACGCAGGTCGGTCAGTACCACCTTCCCTTTGTCCACTTTTGACTTCCAGCCGATAACCTGGCGGGGATTGAGCATCGTGGCATATGGGCGGGAGCCTGCTGCTTTTTCGTCGGCCTTTGTTTTTACCGCCTCCGGGTCAACCTTCGGGAAATCCACCAGCGCATGCACCAGACCATACTGAAATCCGATACTGAAAAATTGCTGTGCCCAGACATCAATCCGGTTTCCTTCCATATCAATATCAGGCGCCAACTCCTGTATTATTTCAGGCGTGTCTTCACTCAGAACCGTCGGCTCCGCAAATACCCGCCCAATATTCTGTTTGATGGCTTCTTCATAGGCCGGGAGAAGCGTTGCTGTTGCTATACGCTCTTTATGGCTGTCAGGGTCCTCGTTAGGCCACTTGGGGAGATACGTCGCCCCCTGGCGCCGCATTTCAAGCGTACCGCCCATCAGAGCATCGTTGATATCCCACGCCTCTATCATGTCGTTGTAATCGAGATTGGGTGTTGAAATATCTGGCATGGTTTCACATCCGAAGTGGTGTTGATTTGCCTGTCGGTTTAATGATCGGGAACTGTTTCACGATGAAATATCCGCCGGCATCGTTGGGGTGATCGTTATCCGCCGATTTATCCGGCTCCCCGTTCTCGCCCCATACCTGCTGTTCGAGCGATTCGGTGTATACCGGGCAGCGTTGCACGTTAACTTTGTAACGTCTCTCTCCGTTACCGTTGCAGAACATGGCATTCATGGAGTTAATACGGTCTTTAACGGGAGGATTCGACGCATTCACGACCACGTTAAAACCCGCCTGTTTGAGTTGGGCGATATCTGTGGCACTGGCATTACTGGATTTGCGGGAATCGCCGGAGGCATCCGGATAAATGTAGATTTCCCGCACCTTTCGGTAGTCATGGCCGTCATACAGCCAGAACCGTTCTTTGATAATGCGGATCATGTCTGGGGTGTCATAAGCCTTCACGATTTCGTTTACCGCGCAGGGAAGCCCCAGGCGAAGAACGTGAACAATGCCGGCCATTTTCCCGACGTTAAAATCCATGCCGATATAAAGCGACTCGCCGGGCTGTTCTTCTTCCCGGCAGTTATTCAGCCTACGGTCAAACTGATGGTAAATCGTGCCGCTGGTCAGGTTGGTAAACAGACCGCGCAGATAAGCCTTAATTAGCTCCGGCGGATAAGACTCCATCAGGGATGGAATGTAATCTGCCGGCAGGTTCTTTTCGTTGTCGAAGGTTGAGGCCTGAACCAGCCCGTATAGCGTTGAGAGCGAAGGTTTATCGCGCACAGCCTTTGCGAACTGTTGATAAACAAACTTAAACCCTTCTGGCGTCGTGGTGACGTCTATTCCGTTACGCAAACCGGGCACGTTGTAACGCATACGCGCAATAATTTTCCGCCAGGCTAACTGCGCCTTTTTGGCTGGCATCACGTCGAGCTCATCTATCAGGGCATTACCAATTTTGAAACCAACGATGGTATGTGGTTTTTCCATCGAGCGGCATATCGTCGTCCCACGGAACTGCTTCCCGGCGTAGAAATGGACCTCTTTGTTTCCCTCATTGATTTTGACATTCAGCCCCCAGTCATAGGCCACCTCTTCAACCGTGGGATAAAAGATGTCGCGGATCTGCGGATACGTTGGTGCAAAGTAGCCCTGGTTGATTTTAGGGTGTTCCCACATCCCCTTGCAGATACCGCCGCAACCAACCCATGTCTTGCCAGAACCAAACCCGGCCACGTAAGCCTTAAACTTGTACTGCATCGCAAGGAATTTGGCCTGAGGGATGTTAAGCGTCGGTGCTATCGCCATCCTCTTCCCTCACTCGCGCATCGACTACGTTGATATTGATTGCAACTGGCGTTGGTTCGTCATCCTCCGGGTCAGCGGCCAGTTCTTTGCGGAGTTTGTCGATCTCCAGCTGCCGACGCTCGATTTCTATCTGCTGCAGACGCTGGGCGAACTCGCTATCGGCCAGGCCAAGGCGCTTCATCACAGCCTCGTACATTCGCTCGCGGCTGATAGCCGTTATCTCTACGCCGTTCTTCCCGAGCTTGACGCCGGAATAGGCAAGTGCAGCATCAGGCGCCAGCTTGCGCGTATCCGCGAAGAACGGCTGACCGATACCATCACCATTGCAACGGGGGCATTCAGGGTTAGGTGCGCTGGTATGGTCGTAACCGTAACCGCCATTATCCAAAGGCTCGCGACGTTTTCGCTCAAGCGCTTCGAGTCGCTTCTCTTCGTACTCAACAACATCGCGCCACTGATACTGGTGACCGAAGCCCCAGCAATAGCGGCAGCTCCCGCGGCGATATTGAGAAAGCTGGTTTGCATCGAAGGTGGCCAGGCGCCACATCTGCTCAAGCACTTCATCAGCGCTGCCAAGCGTGCGCACAATGGATGCTTTCTGCTGCTGCGCAATGGCCTGCGCAACTGAAGTTTTCTGAAGCAACTGATAACCAATTTGTTCAGCAGTCTTCTTGCTATACCCGGCTCGTATGGCGGCCTGCGTGGCGTTGTTGTCCTTCAGGTATTCCGCGACAAATAAACGTTGTTGATCGGTGAGACCATCATCATCCACCAGCTCTTCTGCGCATTTTCCTTTTTGCGCAGTGCGCAGTTTCTTCTGCGCAGGTTTTCGCGCAGTTTGCGCAGTGAGTTTCTTGATGTATCGGCGGGCAGTAGCGTAATTCAGTCCCTGCGCTTCACACCAATCCTTCGGTGATACGCCGGTTGCGGCATGATCGGACAGGAACCGTTGCTGAAGCTCGCCCCAGTCCGGTTTTGCCATATTGTTTTCCTGTGGTAAAAGCCATTAAAAAAGCCACCCCTAAGGTGGCCTTTGCAATGACTCTTTTGAAAAATATCGCTAGAAAACTGTCGTCCGCTTTTGCGGCTTCAAAGTTTAAAGAAACCTTTAAATATTATGCTCACGGCGTTGGGAACAATTTTCTGCGATTCTTGCAAAACAGAATTATTATGAAAGCGAAATTCATGCTGAGCAAGCTCAGAACCTTTCGCGGTCACATATCCATTCGCAGCATAAATCACATTACCATTGGCGTCATAAACTTCATAATAGGAAACATAGCTTTGGCTCATTAAAACTCCCTAAAAAAACTTTATTCAATAGGAATAATGGAGAAAAAAAGATAGCACTACATAAAAAAAATAACAGTCGGTTATCCATTTTTTTGCATGGAATTTAACTTAGTTCTCATTCTCCTATGCTTAACCGTATGTCAACACCTACTGACTAGCTCGATTTTGCTCTGCATTCTTTATATCCGCCTTATCCCGGTTGCACTGACCCAGAGCTGACAACAGACTGACGTTTAAATCGAGGCTCTGGCCCCACGTCAGATTGTCAGGTATTTCAGGTTGTGGGGTGTCAGCCGCCAGGCTGGCCGGTAACGGAACCACTGGCACTTTGACGTAAACCGTTCGCGAATTGCTGCAGCCGCTTAACTGCGCCAGCAGGCACAGGGCGATTAGCGCAATCATCATTCGCAACAGCAACCCGGATGTCAGCCGAGGCTCCCGATGCGTCCAGTGCGATCTGCTCTTTTGCATGCTGATTGGCCTCGGCGATGGAATTGAAGATGGTCATAGTGGTCAGGACGTTTGAGGTAATGGCCTGAGCGGTGTTTGCCTGCTGCTCTGCTGCTTCAGCTCGGGTTTCCTGCTGTGCAGCGGCATTGTGGTAATGCATCACCAGCCACCCAAGGCAAACTACCAGGCAAATCACTACGGCGCTGATAATGGCGGTTAATCGGTTCATTCCACACCGTCCAGGCAGAGCTGTTTCTCTGCTGCGCGACGCGTCACCAGGCCGGGAAGGACTTTCCCGCCGCCGTATACCCAGCGGGTGAACTGGTGACATGCCTGCGTCACCTGACCTTTTCCCAGCAGCGCAAACAACGTCGATTTCTGCATATTGGCGCAGCCTGCATTAAAGGTAATCGACGTTACCGCTGAAAATGTATTGTCGCTTAGCCGTCGGCCATTACCGTAAGTATTCACGCAACGCTCGGCCTCAAGAATGTTTCTCTCCCAGTCAGCGGCAATCTGCGCGTCAGTTTTGCGCACACCAGCTTTAACTCCGTGAGTGTTCCCGATGCCATCTGTGAGGACGGCGGCCGGGCAGACATACGGATCACGCCGACAACCTTCAGCATTACCAATCAGCTCGAGGCCTCGCTCATTGGTCCGCACGTTACCGGCATTCAGCATGATTGCGATAATCGCGCCAACAGAACAAACCACACCGGCAGCACCGGCCCTCTTAGTCAGTTGCGCCATCGTTATTTATCCTGTTCATTGCCTGAGTGATCACCTCTGCTGATGAAGGGCGTTCACCTATTGGTTTTTTCTGGATGCTGTGTAGGTACTCATCAAGCAACTGTGTCCGTTTTCGGTCCTCTTTCTGTGTGTTCCTGGCATCAATTCTTCCAGACACATAAGAGGCGATCGAAACCATTACGCCGATAAGCCCAAACAGGATGTATGCGAGATCCTGAGTTGTTATTCCAAGCACAGCCGAAATAGACGCGAACCACGCAAAGAACTGCGTGACGATGTTCCCTTGCTGATCGTGCATTTTCATGGTCTCTCACCTCGCGTAATTAGCGGGTGCTGTGTGTAAGGAAAGGGTCAGGCTTCACGGGCTGGATTTATCAACAAAGCACGTCGTAGATGATTCCCGTGAGCCTGAAATAGAAAAGGCCCGCCTGAGCGAGCCTTTGTGGTAGTTGTTGACTACATCCAGTGCTGAACGAAAAGAATCAGGCTGGGTAAACAGCAGGAAATAAATAGATAAAAACGCATCTCTGCTCCTGAGCTAATGGGGTTTATCATAACTGCTACTGCCCGCTAATTGTCTCAGAACGCGAAATGAAATTTTCCAGTTAAGGAGCTTTTTTCGCAATTTAACCAAAAACTTTATCAGAAAAAGTTACTTTTGGGTCTGTCTCTGTAAGGGGATCTCAAGACAAACCCCTGAAAAAACAGAAAACCCCAGCGATTAGCCAGGGCCTGAAGGAGGAGCGCGTGCAGAGCTTATACGTTAACTGGTTTGGTCTGCTTACTCAGTCGGTAAGTCAGGCTCCACTATTACACCAGCGAGTCGGTTATCATCCTCAAGGTAAAAAGTTACTCTGCCAGACATTATTTCTTGAGTTATAACATCACTATGGTGAACAAATCGACAAACCCTACCTACAAGTTCATCAATAGTTGGGGATACAAAATCTTTTGCAAAGGGCCAAGGAACAGGGCGATTATCGCTCATACAACCCCCAGAGGTGAACTGCATTAATATAGTAACGTATAGTAACTACATTTAAAGCGTAATCGAAACCAAGGGAGTTACAATCTGGCAACGAAAAAATATTATTTACCATTCTCTCGCCAAGATAGTCACACTAACTACACCTTGATTTGTCTCAGGGGAAACATCAATTTACACACTCTTCACGTCCACCAGAAAAGCAAAAACCCCGCCGAGGCGAGGTTTTAATATCTTTAACGTGGGCAAAATACCCCATCGTTGAAATGAGATTAGCCAATTTCCGCCACGTTTGCAACAGGCTTTATAAAAATCATCTCGTTACCCTTTGGAGCATCTTTTCTGCAAAGGACTCTTCAACATGGCAATACTCCACCAGTCGATCGAAGAACAATTTGAAGTTTCTGCGCCAGGTCGTTTCAGTAACGCCCAGCGCTTTGAATACCTCCGTATCTTTCAATCGCGGGTAGCCACGCCCGCTGCAACGAGGACATTGCTTAAAAACGGGAAGCCCCTGCAGCTCAGATTTTTTCTTATCCAGAACCTCGCCACGCCCACGGCAGCGGCATTCGTTCTTTATGTTCCTCTTCCCATTGCACGCTTTGCAGATTACCCTTACCTGCTCACGAACAACTTTCACCTCTTCCCAGTCCGATGGCGATATCCCCTTTGTGAGCTTGACCCACTTCGGGGGCTTTCCGTCCGGATAGGTCACCTTGTTGGTGAATACCTCAGCGTCAATGAACCCGGATCCGCCGCAACTACTGCATGTCACCTTGCTGGCCGCGCTCAGCGAGTAATCACGGAAAACGTATTCTGCCAGAACACGCAAAAATGCTCGCCGTTGCTCGTCGTCCATAGCCTGAAGAGGCCTGATACGGTTGGCCCGCTTAGTGGCTAATTCTACGATGAAGGCGATGATATTATCAGACGACATCACCCCCGCCTTTGCCAGGTATAGCTCTATTCCTATCGCCGACTTTGATGCTGCGAGCCCCAACGCGGCCATGACATCAGTAATCGTGAGTGTGTCAGCGGTGATCCCACATGGTACAGCACCGGGCATCATCGATTTTGGTGAGAAAAATTTTGGTAATGCTTCAAGTTTCACAATTATGCCCCTGCTTTATAGATGCGGATTTGGTTTCTGAGGATTCGATAAGCCACCGGGAACGATCCGCGATAGCGGATGATAGTCAGTCGTTGCCAGCGTTGACGAATATCCTCGATAATTTCTGGGCTCAATTTTTCGCCCTCCGGATTCTGGCTTTGGCGTTACGCTCGATCTGGATAAGTTTCTCGATGTTCCGACGGCGCTCTTTTTCCTCTTTGCGAAGGGATTTCACATTGTCTGCAAGCTGCGTCTCCTTTTTAGCGAGTGACAGCATCCAATCGAAAGGATCCACTGCGGCGCCACATGTGCGGCAACGAACCTGCCTTTCTTTCTCGTTGACGCTGACGGCAGGATGACGGCAAAAAGGCCGCTCGGATTGCTCATACAGAAAGTTGGTCATATCACGCGGTTCATCCTCTTTTGTGGGAAACGCGACGATATTGCTCAGTTCGCTTTCGGTTTCAGTCGTCATGATTTAATGAGTCCCTCTCTCCGCCAGATTTCGAGTGTCCGAAACACGCCTTCTGCATGCATCAGGCGCAATTCGTCATGGGTGTAGTCGGTGGTTTTCTTTCTGCCGTCGATCAGGTCGTGGCAGTTACTGCAGGCGATCGCCGCCTGGGTATCATCGGGTTTGCAGCCGGTGCCGCAGGTGCCAGCCAGCCGGTAATGGGCCAGTACGCTGGTGTCCGGGTTGCCGTTGCAATAACCGGGGATACGTACCGTACAATCGCGGCCATGCGCCGCTTTGCGAAGGTTCGCCATAATCAACCCCACATCCGGTTGCGCCAGCGGGAATCCGGGCGCGGAGGGTTCTTGTCCTCCACCAGCTGCGCGCTGACGGTCCAGGTAAGGAGGTCAGGGTTTAAACTGCGTTCAACCTTTATCCCTCGCTGACGGTATTTAGCCACCAGTTCATCGGCCTGCAGAGTTGTGCATTCCGGGTGATGAAACCATGAAATAGTCATAGCCATCACCCCGCGAAGCTCAGCAACTGGTTTGCGGCGTTCTCTGCTTCCAATGGGCTGTTGAATGAACGGGAGAGGATCCACCGCCAGAGAACATCCAGCGATGCTTTATACAATTCCTGAAATTCGCATTCGTCCATGCTGGCGAAAGAAATGCTGCGAGGGTGTTTTATAAGGGTGCCGTCCGGCAGCTGTATGGCGTCATAGTGGCCGGCTTCGACAATGACCCACGCCCGATAGGCGTCGAAAGATTTGCAAAGGCTGATACTACCGGCGCGCTTCTCAGCTATACGGTCGAGGTATTGCTCGGCGGCATCAAGCAGCGCCGATTCACTCCCGCCATATGCCGCCAGATATTTGGCGTAGCCGTGGACAAGCCGACGTTCGTTAGACGATATCGCCCCGCCGGTAGGTTCCCAGTAATCAAATCCGAGATTGAGTAAAGCAAAGTAGCGACGATGAAATGCCGGATTGCGGACAAGCTTATAGTCGGCTTCCAGGACGGCACCGAGCCTGCATTTTGTTTGCAGGAAATCGCTGGTCTCCTGCGTGGCAGGGATCAGGATGCCTTGGGACTGTTTTATTAAGTGTAATTGTTGCGCCATGGTTTCTCTCCGTGGCGCAGTAGGTTAACGGTTGTTCAGGCCGTTGATTTCATATTATCAGAAGGCGGCAAAACTCGGTAGCCGAGTCGTTCAGCAAACTTCATAAATCCGTTTAGAGTAAAAATTTCTTCATCGGGCAATAATGGACGCATTGAAATTATGCCATTAGCCCTGTAAATAAGATGCCTTCCTTCGGCCGGGAAGCTACAAATAATGGCACCATCCGATCTCCTGACAACATCGTACCAGACATGATCATCAGGAACTTCAATACTATCACTCACACTATCCCCCTGAGCGACATTCAGACGCAAAATATAAGTCTGGTAGCAACCTCAAAGGGAAACGCGTATGCGATACTTTGGGAGATGCCCACTACCAGTAAGAGCCAATCAGTAAAACCAATCGTCAGCACTTTCCCACGATTCCTGCAGGAACTCTTCTATGGTTTCTTTGTCGCCATCTATACCACCAGAAACACTGAGCCCATTAGCCCCTGCCCGGCGCAGCGTTAAAGTAGTGCGCCCCCCTTGACCGGAGTCAAGGGCGGAGTTGCAACTCAATCAAAGAAGCTTAAATTTTTCGAGGGTGGCTCTGACCTCATTCCTCAATCCAGCTTCATCCAGTTCATAGCTTTCCCTGTCTGGTTCAGGATTATAGCAATCTGCAATAATAAACAACTCTCCTCCGCAATGATTTATATCTTTATTTGGCTCTTCAACCCCATACAACTCCCTTCTTGCCAAAACTATATTACTGACAAAGTCATCCGCAGTGATTTTTTTATTTAAAAAATCCTTCCCCAACTCAATTAGTTTTATTTTACTCATAGAACCCCCGTATCAAGATATATTTCACCATTCTCTTCTGTCGGGTCAATTTTCCACCCAGATAAAAAGTCACCGTTAGCTCTAATAATCACCGCACGCATTGTTTTGGGATTAAAGTAAACTTTTGCCCCCTTATCTCTTCGGTACGTGCCCTTTTCGACAGTATCTTTATCAGCCAGGTGCGCTTCAATAGCATCCCTGAATTTAGTCAACGTTTCACTGTTTATCTTCGTATCACTGATACCAAAATCAATGGCGTGTTTGTACTTCTTCTGGAGCTGCCTACGCGTAAATTTGCCTGAGTCCAGGGGGTCACTCAGCATCACATAAATCGGTTCCACTCCCGTTCCGGTCGCATCGGGCTGCCAGTAAATGAAGTCCTGCAGCGACGGGATGTCCGCGGACGGGAAGGTGGTGGTGACGATGCTGTCCGCCTGCTTCACCTCTGTACCAGTATGTACCGGCGTCACCGGCGTCGGTGTATTGCTGCCGGTATGGGCCGGCGCCGCCGGACCGACCGGTACCGGGTTAATCAGAATGGTTCTCGACGGGGGTCCCGCCACGGCCGGTACCGTGATTTTATCCAGACCAGTCACCGTATCACGAACGGCACTCAGTACCGGGACCGTCGCAGACACGCCCCCTGTGCCGGTCTTCACGAAATTCACGGACTGCCACCCGACGCTGTCCGTGGAGATGAAGCCACGCACCGGCAGGTTGACGCTCTTCATACCCGGCTCGATACTGACCCTCCCTGCGGTGAACAGCCGGGCCTGAGCGGCCATCATCTCAATATCACGCCCGGGAACCTGACTGTCATTACCACCGCCTGCGCGAGGTGAAAAAAATAGCGCTGATGCAGCAGCCACCATCGGACCCACAGTAGTCGCTGTAGCGGTTCCTGCCACGCCCACGACACCCCGCCACAGGGCTGAGGACATCCAGCCCGAGAATTCAGCGGTTGCAGCCATCACCGCACTGACCATGCCGGGAAGTGCCGAATGGATCTGAGCAGCGACGGCGGACAACTGTATCATACCCGGCCCCCGGCTCAGCAACGCCACACCGGGAGTCATCATCAGCGTGGTGGCCGCCTTCACCATTTCAGGTGTGTAAATCGGGGTATCAAGAATTCCGGCCTTCGCAAAAAGGGCCTTTCTTGCTTTTTCTGCCTGTTCCCTGGCTTCAGCATCGGCCTTATCTGCCGCTGCTTTGTCCGCATCGGCTTTGGCTTTTGCCGCCGCTTCACGTTCCTGTGCCTCTTTCAGTTTGCGGTCGACCTCCTCCTGCTGTCGCTGCGCTTCTTCCTGCGCCCGCAGAGCGGCCTGATATTCCTTTTCTGCCTTTTCTGCTTTTTTTCTGGCCTCCTCCTCTGCTCTTGCCGCCCCCAGCTGGACTGCTGCAGCCGCCATATCGGCGTTGTTAGCATGAGCAAGGTCAGTGACACTCGGTCCTTTGCGGTTATTCTGAAGCGCATTATTGACAATGTCTTTCAGACGCTGCGTGAGATTATCCCGTGATACCTTTGCCTTTTGCTGTGCCGCAATTGCAGCACTGACCTGTGCTGCCTGTGCGGCCTGTGTTTTTTTCAGTTGTTCCGTTGACCATTTGGCTGTGTTATGAACAGCCGCTGAATTTTCTGCCTGAATGCGGGAAAGTGTTTTGTTGCCCGTGTCGGCCTGCACGCTGCCGCTCCCGGCACAATATTTGTCTGCCCCCCGGAAAAGTCTGTGCCGCCATCCCCGCCAACAACGGTCATTTCCTCTTCACCCTCTGCGTTAACGCCGAGGGAAACCATTCCGGGAGGCGCGGGAGTGAGCGGAACCGGTTGATTATCCGTCATCATTTGGTCTCCTGCTCGATACGGCGCTCCAGTTCATCAAGACGGCGTTCGAGAGCCTGTCGCAACTCCCGTTCTTTAACCAGCGCGTCTTGGCGGGCCTGATGTTCTTCCTTCAACGCTTCAACCAACAGGGCCACCACACCGTTGATGTTAACGGCACGCGCATCGTCCAGTATGCTGCCGTCATTGAGTGTCAGGGAGGTCTGAGTTACTGATTGAGGTAGTACGGTCTCAACTTCCTGGGCAATCACCCCGGCTTCCGGCACACCCTGTTTTAGGTAGGTGTAACCGCCGATGCTGTCGAGTTTGTTCAGCGCATTGCCGATTTTTTCGATATCTGTTTTCATGCGGATATCGGAGCTGCTGCTCCAGGCCCCGTTGGTATAGGCATGTCCGTCGTTACGGAATTCATACCAGCCCTGTGCCCCGCCGTTGGCCACATGCAGCCCCAGAAAGTGGTGCTGGCCGATGCGTTCATAATGATAAAAATCTGCGGATAAATCGCTGATGCCCTGAAACCAGATGCCGTTGGTTTTCCGGTCCTTATTGCTGTTCGTGTTGTAAACACCGGCGGCTTTAATCCATCCGTCAGTATTGCGTTTTGTCAGCTGACCAACCGTCAGCTCGGCATTCGGTTTCAGCTGAAGTTCGTTCCAGTTTCCCCTCATGTCCTGGTAGGAAATTATCCCGTAGTCCTCCTGACCGGTTACAATTCTGGAGCCCATCAGCATCTTCGTGGTGATTTTGCCGGTGGTAAAATCTGTATGGATATCCGGTGCCCGGTAGGTCTGACCGTTGATAAGCGGGTCAGGGCCGGTGGCCTGTGCGGTGATACCGGCATTATGGGAAATGAAAGCGCCACCGGAGACATCCACTCCATTACGAAGTGATACCCGACCAGTTTTGAGGTTAAAGGACAATGGACGAAGAGTATTCCATTGCCCATCTTGTGCCTGCCCATCAGGTGTTGTGAGGGCGTAAAAATCAGTGCCGTCATTGCGCAAAATGACACCTGTTCTGCCGTTTGCAAGCCTGAATCCGTTCGCTGATTTTGAAACAACCTCCCCGTCACTCACGACACGTTGACGCAGCGTGGTCAGGGCCTTCATTTCTGATATATCCTCGTTAACTCCGTTTGAGACCTGGGCATTACTTTTTTGATCAGCCATTTACGTTTTTCCTTGTCGATTGCAGAAATAAAATACTGTACATACATACAGCACATCGACGTTTGGCTTTTATCAACGTCTTAACAGCACAAAACGTTAATTTTTGATTAGCATGCTAAATAAAAACCCGCCGTAGCGGGTTGAATTGACAAGGTTTATTTCACGTTGATGCATACCATCTGGACATTGCTTGGTGCTATGAATGCTTGGGCAAGGTTATTTACTCGATTGAGAGGTACTCATTCGTACTATGAAATGATGGAGTTAAAAAACTTAAGATGAGCGCTGACTGGAAAGGAGAGAAAGTGCGAGGTTGTTAATTATAAATTGTATAAAACAGCGAAAAGCGCATAGCGTCTGCGGTTTTTCATATGATGCTTATTTGATGATTGCGCGGCATCAAGCCGCGTAATTTTTACATCCGTCGAAGAAATCAGCATTCGATCAAATTTTCATATTTATTTTCCAGTTTATTGACATCTCCGCCAGGCCTTATGCGGCGTGGACTTAGCGATCATTACGCTTCCGCAACCTCAAATTAACGTCAAAATCAACTCTTGTACTCAAAAGAATCATCACTAAAATATTCACTATATAGTGTCACTTTTTACTTTGATACCCTGCATATAGAACTTATCCACAGAGTTATTTATGAGTGCTTGCTGTGGATAAAAAATGAAAAAGCCCGGGTGATTAGACCGGGCTTTTTCAAACGGAAACTGAGATTTGGGCTCTTTTTCCGTGCCAAATGTATCTGGCGACTGGAGTTAGCTTAAACAAATGCACTGCATTCTTCAAGTTACTCGGGAGAATTTTAACATCACATGTAATGTTATGTATTGATTTTAAAAACTAAATTTTTTGTCCGGGTTTTTGGTGATTCGAAAACTCCACCCAAACAAAAAATCGAGCCGAATGTATCTGGCGACTACTGATACAGCAACTGCAAAGGCAAGCCTGAGGGTGTTTGCAGCGAGGCTGCGAGAAAACTAAGTGAGGCCTAAAGATGGTTAACTTACTTTTCAAAATCGTACCGCCGATGGTCGTGATTATTAAAGCGATCATCGAGTACGTAAACCAGCGCCCCTAAGTCTGGTGTCAATCAAAAGCCCGTGTAAACGGGCTTATTTACCAAGCATAATTGCTGCCGGAGGAATTGGATTCACGCTTGAACTATCGAATCGGACTAATCCATTGTGTCAATTACGTCAAATTTATTATTAATGCTCAATCTACACAGCTTTCCTCTGCCGACACATTTCTGGTAAGTACGCCCTGCACGGCGCTTCAGTGAACGGCATTAAGACGCCAGACTATCCAAATGCAAAACGAGCATGGGCTATTTTTTGGTGTTCTGTTCGGACATCTCGATGTAACGCGGATCGGAGGCACGAGGTAGCTGGATGCTCTGCTCGCGGTAAAATCTTACTCGCTCCATGAAGTACTCGCGAAGGTGCACGGGCTGCTCTCTAGCGACCATCTCGGCTACCACGGGCATATTCAGGCGCTCTTTGTACGCAACGCCAGACGCGGCCAGATCAACGTTAACCTTGTCCTGCTCGTCTTGAATCGTCCCGTTAAGACTAGCAGTCACCAGTTCTAACAGCTCGAGGCTCCCTAACTTACCGTATTTCGAGGTTAGATGGTGCTTCTAGAAGCGCGTTTGGAACCAAATTTCCAAGTGGCATTGCAGGAGATATGGCATCGCCTAATGGTTCGGACACCCAAGATGCTCCGAAGCTAGGCAAAGTAATTTTGGTAGCCCTCGGGCTAATTACATATAAGGGGAGACCCTTCGTCCAGTCACTTGACTTGGAAGTAAGGCTCACGGATGAGTTACTTGGCTCTATGATCAGGCATTGATCTTCTCCATCTTTCTGTGAGTTGCACCCAAGTTGTATATCGCGAAAAGAAAATGATGGCTCACGAGATGGATAGTCTCTTAAGAGCGTGTATAAGCCGACAAGATTGGTCCTCAGTTCGAGTTCGGCACTATTCTTATTTGGGTCTTGAAAGTACCCGATGAGAATCGTCCTTAGCAGATCATGAAAGAGAGTGCTTCTTGCTTGAAGACGAGCCCCGTATGACGAATTGGTCTCGAAATAATCAATAAGGTCTTGGCGTTGTTCAGAGAGAATTCGTGACTTTGACTGTGCGCTGTATTCAAGAAAGTTGTTGAACTGATTACTCGTGTCGCTAATTGCTGAATTTAGAGCCGCTATCTGTGCATCGAAAGTTGGCGGAGAGGCTGTTGAGTCTGATAAGTCATCGATACCCTCCTTCAACTTTATGATACCGGCGCCAGCCATTGATAAATTGCCCGAATCATAGGCACCGAACAGCATTGCAACCCCTTGCCCTGCTTCCTGCAGAGCCTTTTCTGTACTTTCTATGCTATGCGTTGCTTTGGCCTTGTCTGCCGCTGCTTGCACAGTTTTCAATCTTTCCTGGATAACTGATAATTGGTATCGAAACTCGTTACTTCGCACAACTTCCCGAATGTCAGCAACTGACTCAGATATCTGAGAAAGGGTTCCTTGGATTTGAGCAAGCTTTGCAGCACTCAAAGTAGCCTCTGTACGAGAAGCAAGATTATCCCACTGCACAACTGCAGAGGTGCTCCGTAGATTGAACATACCTCCAGTGTTGAGGAAATAGCCCTTGATAGGACCGACTCCCAAAATAGGGCTGAATGAGGACAGATACCGAAGAGGTTGTACTGCTTCATTTGTCATCACACTTTCATTCAGTCTAGTGAGATCTATCGGTGCCCAAACACCGCCAAGCACTGGGGATTGCGCCTCCACCGATGTGTTAATCAGCCCATTGAGCTTATCCACCCACGTAATCTCCGTAGAAATCAAAATCTCATAAAACTTGCGCTCCGCGAAACTGGCATAAGTGAACCCTTTGATCCCCTCAGATGGAACCTTGGAGCGTCCGATCAACTCATCGAAATTGTAGTCGGGTCTGGCATCTCTCGACGCAATATCGCCGAAAAATTCTAGTAGTGCATCTGTTGGAGTTTGTCTGATAACTTCTCGTATGCCGCTCGCGCCAACCGAAGCAATGGGCCATTTCCCTTCTGACTTTAAGCCACATACATCGCTTGAAGATGCCGCGTCTGGCCCGATCCAAGCAGGTGCACGGATTCGTTGCGCAGAACCCGGAGGACCACCGTCGATAGCGATTCGCGACTCAAGTTCAGCATCTATATTGTTCACAGTCGACCCTACGATAACTAAGCGTACATGCCCGCCACTTCCTCCTGAACCGCCGGCAGCATTGAGGAACCCAGATCGCCTATATGCCGAATCAACACAAGGAAATTTCGGATAGAAAGCTGCAGTAGTTGCTCCAGCCCCACCTCTGCCGCCTCGCATTCCTCGAGCAATGAAAACCTTACCTTTTGTAAATAATGGTGAGGTGTTACAGGATAAAGGGTCTCCGTCAAACAACGGATAGGCGGCAAGAGCTGCATCATCGAAAGTAAATGTGTTGGCAAAAACCTTAATTATACCAGGGTTAATGTTTGACTTTTCCGTAAGGAGAGGGGGGCTGGTTGCCGGTACCATCGCTTTTAGTGAAGAGGAATCAGGCGATTCGCAACTCCAATACTCTTGCCCTGTTAATCCGGCTGGATTCTCAGGAAGGAAAATTTTTCCCTCACTGGAAACAACTTTGTCAGGCGAGCGTCGGTAATAATCGTCGTAGATTTTTCTGAGGTCTGAGCCTTGTTTTGCAATTGTTAATTCTGAAGCACCTGAATATGTATCGCTCTTCTCAAGATAGGGAGAATAGTCATCTGGACTTATGTAAACTCTAGAATCTATTGGTGCACTAAGTTCAAGTCGGTTGGCAAAAATGATAATGTCCCCCCCGTTGGAGCGAATGGGGGTAGTTACGCGTACGACATCGCCAATACATACAATATCCCAGCGTACTTGCTTTTGAATGCCAGCATATGCCGGGCCCAAAGCATCGGCAACGGCTTGTTGAAGTGGGCGCTGAAGAGCGTGGCAATGCTGCGTTGGATACGTGATCACACTTTGACCAGAAGGTGCTGCCAATACATCCAAACTCGCCATCGCAAGTGTTATGAGAAACGCTAGCTTTGTGCTTGCCACTATAGGTTGCAAGAAAAATCGTGGACAAATAGCGCGCGTACTTGCATGTATAAATAACCGAAAGTCAGTCATTTTAGGCTTCTTCTAGTGACATTTAATTGTTACCAAGCGACGTCAGTTCAATGCTTGTGCGCGTCTCATGGTGCTGGCAAACATATTAGGTTTAGCCGATCTGCGGGGATGTCACAAACCCACAGACCTTATCGCTTCTAGTGATTTAGTCATTGCTAGCACTCCCTTTCACAAACAAAATCCAGTGCGTTTTGTCTGCTTTCCCGGTGCGCTGCCAGATTGCTGGCTTCTCGTCTGTCAGCGCCAGAATCCACCTCGCAGCTTCCCTACTCCTTCCGCCTGAGCATCGCGCTCGCTGATAGCGTTTAATCGTTCAACGCGCACACCGGTTATTTCCAAGGTGATACGGCTGGCCCAACGCGGCATGTGGATAGATGGCCGCCATGCCCCTCCGAACTTTTGATCTTTGGTATGTGGCTTCCAGTAGGCGTCATCAGGGATAGACCACAGCCCATAATCACCAGGTCTCAGCTCGCAGCTGGCACGGTAAATCCTTGCTGCCGAGCGCTCATCTCCTTTGCAAAGATTCTCTTCCCAGTCGACATAGCAGCCGTCTTCGTTGCCTAGGGTCGACCATGTCTCACGTAACCAAATATGATGACCTGGTTTACCAAATGCGCTGTTCAAATAGTTTCCCGCCGACAGTTCCCCGGCCAGTTCATTGCCAGCCAGCTCACACCCAAGGTTTTTATCTAATACCGGAAACCTTACCGGGCGCCGTGTCTGCGTCTTCCGTCCGTCGAGAATGGCCCGCACCATCTCAGCGTTAAAAATCATTCCGCGCTCGATCATTTGTATACTCCCGAATCTTTCCGATGACTGAATCTTTGAAGGTCAAAATCTATGGTCGCCCGCTGGTCGCGGAACAATCCAAGCCGTCCGTAGCGAATGACCTTCCCGGTTCTGACTGCAGCCTGGAAATATCGACCTGCGGTATCCCGGCACATGCGTAGTTCGGCACAAGCTTCTTTCACCGTCAGGCGCCCTTTCTCGCGGGTTAGTTTGATAATCGCCTGGACGCAGGCCTGTTTTTGTTCACGTGATTTGTTAGCCATGGCCCCTCACTTAACAACGCGCAAATGGCGTACGTTTTTGCGAAAACTATCCCAGTCAAAATTTACCCACATGCCGCCGTCCATCTGGAGACGGTCAAGGATCCTTGCCCCGAGGGTTTCCGTCAGCGATTCGTAGTTCAGGTTGGTCAGAATGCCGACAGGTCGCATGGACGACAAACGTCGGTCGATAACCTGGTTCAGAATGACCTTTTCGCCGCTGCTTCCGCGCTGAATGCCCACTTCGTCAAGCACCAGCAGATCCACCCGGCAAAGATCGTCCAGTAGTTCCGCTTCCGACTTGCCTGTGTCGTAGCATTCCCGAACCCGTAGCATCAGGTCAGGAATGGTCACCACCAGGACGGTATGCCCGCGTTGAAGCAGGAAATTACCGATCGCCGCGGCCAGATGGTTTTTCCCGGTTCCCGGCTTGCCACTGAATACAAAACTAGTGAACCCGTCGCCGAAGTTCTGCGCGTAACTTTTTGCCAGCGTTAACGCCCGGCGCTGGGCATCGCCGTTGACTTGGTAATTTGCGAACGTGCAGCTGCGATGCAGATCCTGAATGCCAGCCCGCCCAAAAATTTTCTCAGCGCGGATTTTCTGGTTTTCCCGTTCCAGTTCCTCGCAGCGCTTCCGACCTTCAGACTCCTGCCAGGCGCGCCATTCTGCGACAGTGCCGAATTTTGGTTGCACACTCGGCGGAATGATTCGTTTCAGGCGCTCAAGCGCGCTGCCGGTACCAACAATGTTTTTCATCGCTACCCCTTGAATCCCGATGGGATGGTTTTGTCAGGTTCCGAAATCTGATTGGGATCCCGTGCGCCTGGCGCCTGCTGAATCGCCCACGGTTCGCTGAAATGCAAACCAGGGCCGAAAAACGTCTTCGCCTGTTTCACGAACTGCGTGTTCAGGCTTCCCTCGGCCGTCACGAAAGCCGCATAACGCTCCACGCCAGAAAACATTTCCTCTGCGGATGTTCCATCCCTGATACGGGCATGCCAGGCCTTGAAGGCATCGGATTTGCTGTTACCCCCTGCTCGTCTGGGATAAATTGCCCAGACCTGTTCAAACTCTTCCGGGTATATTTTTTTGGGATCAGGCTTATCGCCGTCACCCTGGTTCTGATTCTCTGGGGGTGTGGCATAGCCATGCCCCGAACTATCTTCTTCCTGTTCCTGTTCCTGTTCCTGTTCCTGGTTAAGGAAGGGTTGTAGAACCCTTTCGGAACCCTTCAGCTTTGCGATGCCGATGTGGGATATTGCCGAGGCTAAAACCCTCGCCAGTTCTGGCTTAACCGTGGATTTGTCCGGCACCTGGTCAAACAAACGCAGAGCTGCAATCCCCTGATTTGGATTCTCAACAGGATTCCAGGATAAAAAGTTGCGTATTAGTACCCATTTCGAGGAAGAATCACGCGTTGCGAAACCATTCGCCGACAGTTCATCAAACCCTTTCGAAACCCTTTCAGAAGTCCATGAAAGGTCTTCCGAAACATATCCATCAGGCAGCCGAAAACACCCGATCATGTTCGTGTGTTGACCAGTGAGCAGGTACAGTGCAAGCAGCCGGGCATCATCAGAAACCCGGCGCATTCCATCACTAATCCAAAATGATGTATGCACCTTGCCGTAATCACGCATAGAGACCCCGTTATTGCTTAAACTGGTGTGTTTTCATCACCTAGCACCCACCGCAAAGCCGCAGCGTATTCGCCGCTGGCGGTGTGAAGGGCCTGGGTGATTTCCTTACGGGATTTGAGACGCGGCTTTGTGTCTCCGAGGACAGCGCGTTGGCGGCGAGCTTTCTCGTGGCCAGTTACACCCTCTGCCGCTGCCTCTAACTGTTTGACCGTTTCCCGTTGCTTTTCCGGTGGCATATCGACCAGCTGACGCGCTTGAGTGACAGTGACTTTTCCAGCCTCAACCGCCGCCTGGACGGCCTGCGTAGCATCCAGTAGAGCCACGGTTGCCTGGACCGTTTTTACGCTGCAGCCAAAAAGCAGGGCAATGTCATTTTCGTCATGACCGTATTCCATCTGCTGAACCATTTTTTTGGCCCGGCCCAGTGGGGTATCTGGTTGCGTTATCTCGTTTTCGCTGACCATGTATTTGGCCATTTGAATTGCTGAGCCGCGCTTAGCAATACCGGGTACCGCCCAGGGTTCCAGCCCTGCCCGTTTTCTCCTGGCATTTGCTTCCATAGCGTTCTTTACGCGCTGCCGACCTGCAACCACGCAGGTTTTCCCTGTCTCCGGGTCCTTCCACACGATAATCGGTTCGAGTACCCCAAGCTCCATGATGTTGAGGATCACAGCTTCATTAAGCGGTAGGTGTACTCGTTCATCGTAAAGCGGGTGTGTTGTATCGGTAACCAAATGCAAACTTTCCGGTTCGAAAAACAGAACATTGCTTTTGCCGCTGGCGCCATAAGCGTCGATAGAATTTTTAGCCATGGGCGCCCTCGTTATTGATATTCAGTTGGTTCGTGTTCATAATTTCCCCTGTGAATTGATCCAGTTAATTCGCAACGAAAGCCGTAGGTGTTGCAGCACCGCGGCTTTCACCTTTCTGAACTCCAGCATCACGTCACCCCCAGCATTGAAGTGACAATGGCCATCAGTGGCGCTGTTAACTCCGGATCTATCCGGAACATCTCGACTATTCCCTCGCTCAGTTCTTTCAACTTCTGATGGCGTGGTGCCCCCATAGCAACGGCAACCTTCGCTTCGCTGGTTTCTTTCTCCAGACGAGCCAGTCGGGACATAAAACTCTCTTCGGGCAATAGGCGGTGTCGGTATTCCAGAGGAAGAACGGCCATGATCGCCGATGTAAGAAGGCGAACGTACTCGCGATAGCGCTCAGACTCGGCCGGGTTGTCCAGGTAGCGAAAAAGCTTCTGTCGGGCACGGCTGATGTCATCAGGAAACGCGATCTCCTCGCCGCCCTGCTGTCGCCATTCCTCGACGATGTACGCAGATACAACATCCTGCCCAGCAGCTGCAGCCCAGGCGCGAACGGCTGAGCGAATGTTGTCGTGCTCTGTCACTATCGGCTGATTTCGCTTTATCAAAGCGCCAGTCTTGAATCCGGTATTTTGTTGAAAGGACATTATTTGCATGGTCAGCCTTCCTGTTTCGGCAGGCCGTCTGTTGGATTTGGATAGAGATCTGGGCGCAATTCGTGGGGAGTAACGCCTGTACCTGAAAAATAGAGGAAATACGACCCTGAGGTACAAGCCCCCCACAACGTTTTTTCCAATGACTAATTGTCATTGAGGATACGTCCAATTTTTCAGCCAACTTTTTTGCGTTACCGGCATTTTTTATGGCTTTGTCTAATGCATTCATAAGTGACTCCTTATAAGTTACGAGCCAAATTAAACATTATGTTTATTTTAATGACAACTTTATGAATGTTGTTGGCGTAAACATTTAGTTTAAAATCGTGATATATGAGAAAAAATACGCACCAAGCAGATAACCCGCAGGTTCAGCGGCTTAACGAAATCATTGAGAAGAAGCGCATATCTAAAGCGGATATCGCGAGGATTTGCGGTGTGAGCTCTCAGTCTGTTAACAACTGGTTTGTGCGCGGTGCCATAGGAAAAAGCTCCGCCATCAAACTTGCCGATGCGCTTGGTGTCAGCCTTGAGTGGGTTTTAGGCCAAGATGTGGGCTCTAAAGACGGGTTGAGACCTGACGAACGAAGGTTGCTTGAGCTTTACAACCAACTGCCAAACGAAGAAGAACAACAGAACATGTTGCGAGTCGTGTCACTGCGCCTCAAGGAGCTCGACGAGTTGTACGCCAAGTACATGGGGCGGCGGATTAAGGGCGATTCGGAGTAACACGACGCTGACGTACAGGAAGCATGGGTAGCCAGTTGTTGCCTGGTGAAGGGTTTTGGTGATAGCGAGTTTATGTGTAAGTTCATTTGATATTTTATAGGCTGAAATGGAAAGGCAAACGGATATCTAGTGGCAAAGAAAAACGAAAGCTCCTTACTACAACTAGATGTTGATAGCGTCCTTTACTCCAATAAAACAGTGGACGTTACCAGCATTAAATGGGTGAAAAAGCCACCACCAGGGCGATCGCCGATGTGGCTCCAGACTGCTATCACTCCCTATGAATCTGGGTCACCATTGCCAGGGATGAAGTTCGTTTTACAATGGCGTCCTGCTGATGAATACGGTGATTATCCTAAAATTCAAATGGCTGCCCTATATTTTGGGCGTAGAGTTTTTGGTGTGGATTCGTACCCATATGACAGGCATACGAACCGTGTGGAAGTGTTACACCCAGACTACGCAGAAAGCATTCTTGGCCCACACTATCACCTTTACTTTGAATCAGCGTTGCCGTATGAAATAGGTCTTATCATTCGAGATAAGATTGCCCCCAGTGACGTATTAGGGCATTGGAGTTTTTTCTGCTCTAAACTAAATGTGACATGCATAGGAACCCTTCCTTTGCCAACCCAAGAAGATTCTGGACAAATTCAATTGCTATGATGTGCTCAACGATAATTTCCAGGCTCGGATATGAATGCCTTCCTATAGGCGAAGAGTCCTTGCGAATAATCAGTCCGTTTCCCTACTGCGATGATGGGGAGCACGTTGGTGCGTTCGTTCAGCAAATCAATGGAATTTACAAAGTCACTGACCGATGTGATGCCCTCATGAACATGGAGGCGCGGGGGATTTCCCTTAATCAAAGTCGGCTGGATTCACTTCGCCAACTTCTTTCTCGCGAGGGTGCTGAGCTTAATGAAAGAGGTGAAATCCTTAAGTGGGCACAAAACGAAAATGAACTTGGCAAGGTCACATCAGACGTTATCCGTGCTGGAATCCTTGCTTCAGCAATGTCTATCGATTGGTATTCACCTATCCAGTCCAAACGTTTTGAAGCAGATGTTATTGATTTTCTGTCTAAAAGCTCACTTTCTAGCCTAATAGCGTTGCGAGAGGAAGTTAGTGGCATGAGCGGTCACAATATCGTAGTTCCTGTGACTATCAAAACCGCAACGCCGAAATACATATTTACCTCAAGTATCAAAGAGGGTGGATCTTGGAATAGTGCCTACTCATTGCTTGGCAAGTTAATGGATCTTTACCAGGCAAACAACACCATCAACAATCGATATGTCGTTGTCGATGATGAATCCATCGGACATCAAATGCAGCAGCTGATTTTGCTTTTCAATGACGTAAGTAATGTTCTCCCTTTCGTAAGCAGAAGCGTATGGCTACCTAAGTTAGCCGCCTAACAACCCGGCCACCGCGCCGGGTTTTTATTGCCCTTTCCACAACAGTTATGCCGCGTCCCTGTTAGCACTCTTCTCTATGTATAGCGTTCCCGATTTCCCACATGTTATTTGACCAAGTGACCATCCACTACCAGATCCAGCACAACCATCCTAAATGCATAAGTATCAGCTCCGCCTTATCCTCATCGTAATCCATACCCTCCACTTACTGATGATTTTCTAACCTACATCTGCTTTTAAAAGATACTGCAAAAGCCTATACACATACAAAATTAAACTTTTTGTTTATATCTATAAACTCATTTAGTTAACACAATAATAAACAAAGTGTTTAATTATCTCGTAGCAACGAACCACCCAGGCATGGAGCCCACGAAGTAGCTGCCGGCGGCATACGAATCACCGGATGAGGTGGAGAGATCAACGCGCAGTAGGTTCAAACGTTCCGCTGGCCACGTAATGGCTGAGGTTGAAATGAGTAAGCAAGGCATCAGAGCCATGGTCATTTCAGCAGTTATTGGGCTCTTCATCTGGATCGCGCTTTTCAGCGCACTGAGGGGATTGTTTCTATGAATGATTTCGCACGCAAACCCGCTCGTCAGCAGGCTGTTCGCTTAAGTCCGCTGTCAGCTTTCATTCGCCGGGTGTGCTACATGCTCGGGCAAAAAGGAGACCCTTCATGAGCACGATGTTTGCCCTGGTTCTCACCGTCAGCATGCTGACGGGCGGTAATCAGGATGTCCTGCTCGGCGTTTACGACACTGAGAATGACTGCAAGGCAGCTGCAGAAAAGCAACACGTGACAGCCGAATGTTACCCGCTGAAAGGTGTACTCGACGAGCATCCGGCCGGGTTCACTGTGCAAATGTAGGGGGAAGAATGCAGAAGAAATGCGGTTACTGCCGCAAAGCAATAGAGGGAAAACCAGTGGTTAGCACCCTGCTATACCTCCAGGGAAACCAGCTCGCACGGAAAGAAAAAGAGTATTGCTCTGAACGTTGCGCCTCTCACGACCAGATGGCTCACGAGGGCTAACGTAAACCCGCCGAAGCGGGCTGTACGTCCGGTGCCACCGACCAAAGTTACACCGGAAATTACCAAAACCAATGACGACCCTGAATGGGCGCTACCAATGGCCCGGGGGATTCTACATCCAAAATAGAGGCTATCACATGGAATATTTTTATCTGATAAAAGCGACTCAAAAATCGGGTAAAGCTGATGCCGTAATCTGGCGCACTAATAAATCAGAAGCTCGCGCCCTTCTGCAGCTGGACGTCGATCTGGAAGACGCTGGGATCGAAACAGGCCGCGGCAAAGACTATCAAAAACCCATTCGCACCGATTTCCCGGTATTCAACGACCTGCCGGCGGAGGGTGTTCTCGATTACTCATGGTGCGAACGCTACCAGCTCGGCGACGATGGCCGCACCTGGACTCTTAAGCCAGGACAGGCGCCTGCTGATGTTCATCACGGCGATGATGCCGGAGTATCCTCTGCGGCCGTTACTGGCGAGCTGGTTGATGCCAATACTACTGGCGACGCGGCACAAGGTGAGACCGTGGAAACTTTCGGTAGCGATGAATACCAGGACGATTCAAGCGCGCTTTTTAACGTGGCAGAACTCCCCTTTCGTGCTCAGCTGCTGGCGCAGTATATGGCCGAAGAACGTCACGTTTATCATATCAGCATGCCTCACCGGCAGGAGCTGTCAGTTCTTGAAATGGACACTGATAATGCGGCCGTCCAGGATCTGATTCTGGCCGCCGAGAATATCCCTGAAATCAAAAAATACGATATGCCGGCGCTCTGGAAATTCACCAGTGCCAATAAAAAAGTCTTCCCGGAAGGGAAACGGCATGAGCTCGGCAAACGTATCCAGTTTGCAAAGCTGTGGTTTGCCACTAACGCGATCGACCGCGGCATTCTCACCAGGGAATGGGCTGCCGGTAACTGCATCTCTTCGGTTATGAAAACTGATGCAGGAACTAACGCTGGCGGCGGTAATAAAACCGATCGCAATCCTTTCTACACCCATACCCTTGATACGCTCGATGTAGAAATAGCCCTGGCCACAATGCCAATGGATTTCGATATCTACAATTTCCCGGCATCTATTCACCGCCGGGCCAAAGAGATCGTCCAGAAGAAAGAAAGTCCGTTCAAGGAATGGTCGGCAGCGCTGCGCAAAACCCCGGGCATCCTGGATTATTCGCGTGCGGCGATTTTTGCCCTTATCCGTGGCGCCACCAGCGATGTTCACCATTTCCCGGTAAGTCTGCAGACCTATATCAATGCGAACCTGACGGAGCATAAGCATGACGCCCCTACTGCTGAGACACTTGAAAAAGCTGGTCATGTTTCATCTGCCGCCGTCACTCTGGACGCTGTGAAAAAGGCTATCGATGGAGATGAAGGTGCGCCTGACCTGGAAACTCTCTCTACTGACTTTCAGGTAATTGGCACCGAACTGGTGAAAGAAGCTCAAAAGAAACGCCCTGACGCTAATCAGGTTCTGGCCGCCGAACGTGGCGAATATGTCGAAGGTATCAGTGACCCCACGGATCCGAAGTGGATAACCGAAGACCTGACCAAACCCAGAGCCCCGGAAATTGCAAATCTCGGCGGCGGAATGTTTTCAATTGAAGGCCTTATGACTTCACCGGCTACTAATGCCACCGAAGAAGGAACCACCAGCAATGTGCAGATGGAAACGGCTCAGCCGGTCAAAGACGAAAATGATAATGCGGTATCAGCAGGCAAAGGCGCTGATGAGCCTCCTGCGCAAACAACTGCCGTGAACATGAGCGAAATACTGGCTGAACGCTGCCCGGATCTCACAGCCGCAGTGCTGAATAGCCAGGTTTCCGAGAGTGCTCGTAGCGATGAAGAGGAAGAGGCTGAACAAGCAGCACCAGCATGGCCGGAGTATTTCGAGCCTGGTCGATATGAAGGCGTGCCAAATGAGGTCTACCACGCCGCTAACGGCATCAGCTCCACAATGGTTAAAGATGCCCGGGTATCGCTGATGTATTTCGATGCGCGCCACGTATCCAAAACTATCCAGAAGGTACGCTCCCCTGTTCTGGATATGGGCAATCTGGTGCATGCACTGGCGCTGCAGCCCGACGACATGGATAAAGAGTTCAGCGTCGAGCCAGAAATACCTGAAGGTGCGTTCACCACAACTGCGACGATCCGCGCGTTTATCGACGAATACAACAACGGGCTTCCGCCGCTGTTGAGTGCTGACGATATCAAGGTGCAGTTGGAGGCGCACAACGCCACCCTGCCCGCTCCTGTACCGCTGGGCGGCGACAAAGATGCAATTGGCATTGCGTATCTGGAATTACCTGACGAGTTCAAGCGAATCGTTGGTGACGATAAAAACTTTACCGCGTCAGCAATGAAGGCCTGCATCAAAGAATACAACGCCACCCTGCCAGCGCCTGTTAAAACCAGCGGCAGCCGTGATGCCATGTTGGAACAACTGGCGATTATCAATCCTGACATGGTCGCTCAGGAAGCCCAGAAGGCGCAGCCGCTGAAAGTATCAGGCACCAAAGCGGATCTGATTCAGGCTGTGAAATCGGTTAAACCGGATGCCGTGTATGCCGACGAACTGCTGGATGCATGGCGCGAGAACCCGGAAGGAAAAGTGCTGGTTACCCGCCAGCAGCTGGCTACGGCACTGGCCATTCAGAAAGCACTGTTGAATCACCCGACCGCTGGCAAGCTGTTGACGCACCCGAGCCGTGCCGTCGAGGTGAGCTATTTTGGCATTGATGAGGAAACCGGGCTGGAAGTTCGCGTGCGTCCTGACCTTGAGATAGACATGGGCGGCCTGCGCATCGGAGCGGACCTGAAAACCATCAGTATGTGGAACATCAAGCAGGAAGGCCTACGCGCGAAACTGCACCGGGAAATCATCGAGCGCGATTACCACCTGAGCGCGGCTATGTACTGCGAAACCGCAGCCCTTGACCAGTTCTTCTGGATATTCGTCAACAAAGACGAGAACTACCACTGGATCGCCATCATCGAGGCATCCGAAGAACTGCTGGAACTCGGCATGCTGGAATACCGCAAAGCTATGCGCGCGATCGCGAACGGTTTCGACACTGGCGAATGGCCGGCGCCAATCACTGAGGATTACGCCGAAGAACTCAACGATTTTGATGTGCGCCGTCTCGAAGCACTGCGCGTACAGGCATAAGGGGGAATAACAATGTCCAATTTAGTCGCAACAACTGAAAACCAGACCCAGAAGATCGACAACGTTTCTATCCTGACGAACGGTGAATTGTTCAACCGCCTGCGCACGCTCTCGGAAGTAATGGCCAATAGTGGAAACTTCGTGCCTGAGCATTATCGTGGGAAACCAGATGCGTGCATGGCTGTAGTGATGCAGGCAGCACGCTGGGGTATGGATCCTTTCGCTGTAGCACAAAAGACTTTCATCGTTGGTAATTCAGGTGTGCTTGGTTATGAAGCGCAACTGGTTAACGCAGTGATCAATACCATGGCTCCGACAAAAGACCGTATTCACTTTGAATGGTTTGGGGCATGGGAAAACATCGTTGGACGCTTCGTGGAGAAGACAAGCAGCCAGAACAAAAAGTACATTGCACCGGGCTGGAATTTGCAAGATGAAGCTGGAGTGGGCGTCCGCGCCTGGGCAACGCTCAAAGGAGAATCAGAACCTCGTGAGCTTGTGCTGATGCTTTCGCAGGCACAAGTCCGCAACTCTACACTGTGGGCGAGCGACCCCCGCCAGCAACTGGCCTATCTTGCCGTTAAACGTTGGGCACGACTGTACTGCCCGGATGTGATCCTCGGGGTCTATACCGCCGATGAAATTGACGAACGTGAAGAAAGAGTTATCAACCCGGCGCAGACAGAAAAAGTCACGCTGAATGAGATAACACATTCCGTTGGCGCTTCCACCAACACGCAAGAGTCTGCATCTAACGTTGACTCTGTTGCGGATAAACTCCGTGGCCGAATTGATACAGCTGACTCTGTGGGTCAGGCCCAAGCCATTCGTGCAGACATCGAATCGCAGAAAGCTCTGCTGGGTACTGCTTTGTATACCGAACTGAAGAGTAAGGCGGTGAAACGCTACTACCTTGTTGATGCCAAGAACAAAGTTGAGGCCGCCATAAATTCACTCCCTAATCCGGGGGATCCGGAAGCAGAAGCATTATTCGCGAAGGCAGAAAGCACCTTGACCTCATCGCGCCGCCACCTCGGTGATGAACTGTATGACCAGTTCCGCATCACCCTGGACGACATGAAACCGGAATACGTGGGCTAAGGGAGGCGGGAGGGCTCGCCATCCCGGTAACGATATGACGAAAATTACTGAACGCGGAATGATTTTTAACGCTGAGATGGTGCGGGCGCTGCTGAGCGGCAGGAAGACGCAGACCCGGCGAATCATCAAGCCGCAGCCAGAGGCAATATTAAGCGGAAGTTTATCCGGTAAGTGGTTAAGCAGACCTCTTAACGGACTGTTGTTGCCGAAAATTGAAGATATCGCAATCCATTGTCCGTTCGGTGTCGTCGGTGATCGCATCTGGGTGCGAGAGACGTTTCAGGGGCCACTGTTCGACTACGACCTAATGGATAGCTATTGCAAAGACCCCACTCCGTTTGAGAAGCCCGAATTCTGCGTTTACAAGGCTGATGGAGTGCCAGCGCCAGAGTTTTACGATGCAGATGATGAACTGCATTGCTGCTGGCGACCATCTATCCACATGCCGCGCTGGGCCAGCCGCATTCTTCTGGAAATCACCAACGTGCGGGTTGAACGACTGAAGAGCATCAGTGACGGCGATGCGATACGCGAAGGGTGCAGTACCGCCGACATGAAGAGTGGCGACTGTGTAGCTGATGTGTTCGCGCGCCTGTGGGCGTCAATCTACGGCGACGAATCCTGGAATTCCAATCCGTTGGTTTGGGTTATTGAGTTCAAACGAATTGAGGAGCTGACAGCATGAGTCTTAAACATCAATTACCCGAGCTGGAAGCCAGCATCGACCCTGCGGCATTACGCGCGGCTGCCGACGAATATTCGGATCTGCTACTGACTTTGTGCTTGTGCATGAAGATGGCCGGCCCCACACGAGCGAACGTACGCGCCTGCGCCACCGCGCTTAAAAAGCGCATGAAAACCTGGCACAGCCAGAAAGAGCTCAACGCAATTCTGTCCAGTTGGGATCCCGTTGGCTATGTTCTCGGCCTCCGCCGTGAAGCGAACGACAACGCGCGCGCAGCGGGCGATCCGGTCGATGTTTTTGTGTGAGGTGAATATGCGACTGATTAACCGAAGCAAACAATCACCGCTGGGCCGCCAGGCGTGCGATGCAACACTGGCAAAACACGTTGAGCTTTATGGAGCCTATGGGCGACAGAAAACGAAGAGAACTTATACGGTGGTGGTTCAAGGCTCAAAGATCACTGTTGAAGTCGTTAATAGGAATTGCAGCTACGTGGCCACGGCCATGAACTGCGCCCGGCGGCTCCGGCATTTACCCGGTCAGGTTTCCTGATATCGGAATATCACCCTATCGGGCTTTGATGGCTCATATTAATCAAACTGGAGGTTTACATGGGACAGCTCGTTAGCTTAGAAGACTGGGCTTCCGGTCCTAATGGGTTTAAGCATCCGCCATCCAGAGCGTCGTTGCACAGAATTGCAAAAACGGGACAAACGATCCCGAGGGCGCTAAAGCTTGGTCGGCGATGGGTTATAGATGAAGATGCAAAATTCATAGGCTTAATCACATCGCCGGTTCTACCACCCCGCATGCCGAAAGCGGTTAAAACGCTAATGGAGCGAGTAATTAATGGCAGCCAGACCACGTGATCACAAAGTTAATATTCCAAATCTTTATTGCAAATTGGATAAACGTAACAGCAAAACTTACTGGCAATACCGACACCCCTTAACCGGTCAGTTTATCGGGTTTGGCACTGATCAGGATGCGGCCAGTCAGGCCGCAACTGAACTTAATCGCCTGCTGGCACAACAGGAAACGGCTCAGTCGTTTGCCCTCATAGATATGGTGAATCATAAAAAGGTTAATTCAAAAAAATCCATACGGATGCGGGTATGGATAGACCGTTATCTGAAGATACAAGAGGAGCGACTAAGTGAAAACGAAATAAAAATTAATACGCTCAAATCGCGAAAAACATGCGTCGGTGTTCTTGCACAACGGATGCCTGATGTTGGGATACAGGAAGTAACCACGAAAATGCTTGCAGCCATTACCGACGAATATAAAGCCAAAGGTAAAGCACGAATGGCACAAACGCTTCGTAGCGTCTGGATCGATTTGTTCAGGGAAGCACAACATGCGGGCGAAGTTGAGCCAGGATACAACCCGGCACTAGCTACCAGAAAAGTCGTTGCTCGAGTAAACCGCTCTCGACTGAATTTTGAAATGTGGCAAGCGATCTTTGAAGCGGCCAGCGATATGGCCCCTTACGTTCAAAACTCCATGCTGTTGGCGATAGTCACCGGACAAAGGCGCGGTGATCTCGCCAAAATGAAGTTCTCAGATGTTTGGGATGGATACCTGCACGTTAAACAGCTAAAGACAGGTGTGAAACTTGCTATTCCACTCAGTTTGCGCAGCGAGGTGCTGGACATTAGCCTGGCACAAGTGATCAAGCGCTGTAGGGATCGGGTTGTTAGCCCGTGGCTTCTCCACCACGTAACGTCCAGCGGGAAAGTAAAAGCCGGCGATCAGGTTGGCGAGAACAGCCTTAGCGTTTCCTTCAAACTCGCAGTGGATAGCACTAACCTTTCCATTGAAAGAGGGAAAACAATGCCTACTTTCCATGAGCAGCGCTCACTGTCCGAACGTCTGTATGAGGCACAGGGAATCAATACCCAACAGCTGTTAGGACACTCATCAGAAAAAATGACAGCACAGTATCACAACGATCGGGGTCTCGATTGGGTGAAAGTGAAGGTGTAG